TCACCTCCATACTAATCCGAGATTACCGTTTCCTCGGACTTCCCATACAAATCTATCAATTTTCAAGTTCTGAACGACTGTTGAATTAGTAATGTATAATTCATTGTTACTTATATAAGCTACTTCATCATCGTTAAGCATAAAACTGATACGATTTTTAGTAAGCTTAAGCTCATACGCCTCCTGTCCGGTTTCTCTTGTTGCTCCGAGAACCAAATTACCGTCAGCATCAAAGCGCATCCAGTTATCTACTTTTTTTTTATATGAAGTATAATTGTTATCGAGCTGCGTTAACTGATCAGTAAGTGTCGTGAATTGTACCTTGAAATCTCTAGCGTTAAGAGTTGCTATCGCGTCGCTGTTCTTCTTGATTGTAGTTAGAGCATCAGATAAGGCTTTATCCAGCTGGTTAGCACGGTTACCTATCTCCGTGACGGTCTCTGTTGAAGCTTTTAGAGCAATCTGGTTGTTTGTTGTCTCAATACTTGTCTCCGCCTGTGTGATGCGGGTTTCAGCAGCATCAAAACGATTGTCAATATCTTCTGGAGCTGGTGTCCAATCAGTTGCTTTGTTACCTTTTTCTAACTTAATGTTAGCTACAGCAATGGGTACGCCATTAGGTGAAATTGAAAAAGATATCGTTCCATCTGGTACTGTAGCCTTACTTGTTATAATACCTGTATATCGTTTCCATGACGTTGATAGGGTATGTGATGCACCGTTATCGATTAGTGAACGACTTGGAGTAATAGTTGTATTTGAAATATCAGATGGCAATAGACGTAAATTACTGTATGAATTGGTATAGGTCTCACTTGATGCTGTTCCAGTATTATTCGCATATATTTTAAGTTTATAGTATCTACCGTTTACAGCTGTAAAAGTAGTGGTATTTACGATAGTTCTATTGGTAAATGCTGAGTCTGTTGCTTCGTCTATACCGACAAATCCATTCTTGTTTGTACTAGCCGACGTATACGTTAATTTATAATTAACTCCTGGGACGACTATATCAGTTATATCAATAGATATGAATGCATAGCCAGGTGGCTTACTGCATTGTAAAGATATAGATGTGTCAGAAGATACTGTTATTTTTTGAACACCGGTTGGTGTACTTAGTTTCATTTTGGTCAGATGTACGATTGTTGATACTATACAAGCTTCAAAACTATAGGCATAAGTTTGCCCTGTTACCCAAAGATTAGTAACGCTCTGATAGAATCTTTTATTTGCAGTTCCGTTGGGTATCACTCTAAGATAATGCTCGTAAGTCTTGCTGTTGCAGATACTGGCGGATGCGCCCTCAGTTGCCCAATTATTCAAGCCGTTATTAAAATTACTGTTTCTGATGAGATTTCGTCCGCCAACTTGTATACTATCTGGAGTACTTCCGACAGAATATATGGTCGATGTTCCATTATCGGTATACGTAATGACCGTTTTCGTCCAAAGAAATGGTTTACTTGCACTGGTTGCTGGAACCGATGTAGACCAAGTACCAGTAGGTGCAGATGTTCCTGAACTTCCCGCTTGATATGTAATGGCGGTTGACTTAACACCTTTACCAGCAGCGCCAGTCGGTCCAGTCGGTCCAGTAGCACCTTTATCACCTTTTGCCCCAGTAGCACCGGTATTACCCATCTTACCTATGGAATATGACGTTGATTTTGAATTATCGGTATAAGTAATGATAGTTCTTGTCCATAAAAAAGATCCGGCCGAAACTGTCGGGATTGACGCAGACCAAGTGCCGGTCGGGATTGTTGTTCCAGATGTACTTGCTTGATATGCAATCTCAGTTGATTTAACGCCTTTGCCTGCCGCACCTTTATCACCTTTTGCACCCTGTGGACCTTGTAGACCTTGTAGACCTTGTAGACCTGTTATATCGGTGCACATTACGTTTGCTATATACCATTGTGTATCGCCGCCCGAGCCAGCTTGATTGATTTGTAAATAAACACATCCCTTATTTTTTGAAGCTGGACATGTACATTCATATGTCGCCTCACTCCATCCGTCAGTTAACGCAGTCGTTTTTACTGGAGTAACAATGGTATCGTATGGGTTTCCGCTAGTTTGTCCGGTATACCAAATTCCTGAGTTTAATTCAAGATTTCCTTTAATTCTTTTTCGATGTAATACTATTCTGTATCGATGATTGGGCATTACTGCAAATGCGGTGCTTGAATTAAAGTGGTCGCGACCCTGTATAATATTGACATTAGATCCATTAGGTGCTTTTACACCGTTTACTATACTGGTTATTTGTGGTTTATTCGCATCAAAAGTTGGGTTCACCCACAAGTTTCCGGTTGTGCCGTTATCGCCTTTGGCACCTTGTGGACCCTGAGGTCCTGTTGCTCCAGTATTACCTTTGTCACCGTATACGCCGATGACACGTTTAGTTGTGTCTAATGTGGAGTTATCAGTATAGGTAATGGTTTCATAATTCCACAAGTATCGGTTTGTAGCAGTCATAGTCGGCACGGTCGTTGACCATGATGTAGGTGCTGCAGTATTTGATGCTGATACGGCATAATGTTCTGTTACTGACTTAATTCCTTTACCAGTAGCTCCGGTGGCACCGGTATTACCTTTATCACCATATGCTCCTATAATGCATGGGGTGGTTGTACTTGCAACACTTCCGTCAGTGTATTTAATTACCTCATAATTCCACAAATATTTCTTACTAGTACTAACTGACTGTACAGTTGTCGTCCATCCTGAGGTACTAGTAGTCACTCCACTAGACGAGGCTGTGGCTAAGTAATAATTCACAACTGAGCCAATACTTTTACCAGCAGCACCTGTTGCACCTTTTTCACCTTTAATCTTGCTCCACGTATAAGCTGATACACTCGTAGGATCAGTTTCGTTAAAGTCTGTACACTGACCGATGTAATCACCTGTTGTCTCACCGTTGTTAGCAGTAAATGTCTTACCGCCATCGTTAGAGTACTTAATGTGAAGATAAGAAGTCTTACCGTTAGAACCATTCGTTCCAGGAATACCTTTATCCCCTTTTGCACCCTGTAAACCTTGGAAACGGTACCATGTGTATTTCTTAGGGTCATCTGAATCGGTAGCTGTATAGTCTACGTATGTTCCTATGTAGGTATTAGGTGTTTCAGACATCTGAGAAGCTGCCGTAGGGGAAGCTACAGACGAATACTTAATGTGGAAATAAGATGTTTTACCGTTTGTACCAGCGATTCCCTGTTCACCTTTAGGACCCTGTATTCCCTGTAATCCTCGTGCTCCTTGATCGCCTTTTTCACCTTTTGATCCCGTTACGCATATAGCTTCTGTAGTGGTTGTTGTATTATCGGTATATGTTATGATAGATCTTGTCCAAACGTAAGTGTCATTTTCCCATCCAGGATAAACTCCACTCCAAGAACCTCCAGCAAGGGATGATGATGACGTAGATTTATAATACTCTTCTACGATCGATACGACACCTTTACCAGCGTTACCTGTGTTTCCAGTTGCTCCGGCAATACACACTCCATTTTGATTTGGAGAGTATTCAACGTTACCTGTATTATATGTAGTTACTGTACGACTCCACATATACTTGCCGTTAACCCAAGAAGGGGCTAATGTACTCCATGATCCTCCTACTGTGGATGTAGCTGAAGTTGATAAGTAATATTCAACATCTACAGACACTATCGTTTTTCCGATATCTGTTTTGATGTCATCGATTTCTTCAGAAAGTGTCTTTTTACTAGACGAGAATCGTACGTTATCGGCTGCTATTTCCAAACGCCACATTCCGTTCGAGTCTTTATAATACTTCAAATAAGAATCAGCATCGCCAAATGAGACCTGCCCGTCTTTGTCGAGATAAATACCGCGAACAGCTGTATCAGGATGGTCTTTAACCCCTGAATATATTGCGGTTTCATTAATATTAAAACCAGCTATAGTAGCGCCAAACGCAACCAAATCGTGTATGTTGACTTTCTCTGCTGTGATAGATTTGGCAGTAATTATTGAGCCATTTAAACTGTTGTAATCTGTCTGTTCAGCGGTTGTTTTCATACCGTCCGTATTAAGTTTATAGTAAAGACCGTCAGTTCCCTGTATTACCAATTTATCAGCTTTTACAGTACCACCTTCAATCAGGTCACCAATGATAGTCACTCCGACCAATCTGCCGCTAACGCTTGTATCGCCAATGACCAAATCCTTAATAATACCAGATGTAGCATAGAAATGTTCTATAGCCGCTTTTCCGATATTTGCAAAATCAATCTGAGCGTACTTAATATCAGCTTCTTTAGCACTTAACTTATCAGCATCAAGTTTTTTTATACTGCCTTCTACTGCTGTAAGTTTATTGGTAGTGGTCTCTTCAAACTTAGCCTGTTGACCAGAAATCTCCCCTACTTTTGCATTAGTAGCTTTAAGGTTTTCTACAGTTGCAAATTTGACATTGGCTACTTCAGCATCGAGTTTTTTAACCTTTAAATCATCGATTTCAGCTTTCGCCGCGGTCAAATCATCTGCATTAGCTTTCTCAACTTCTAATTCCTTAATCTTAGCTGTTGCTGCAGATAAATCCCCTATCTCAGCCTTGTCGGTTTGAAGTTTCTTAATATAACCCTCGTTAGCTTGTACTCGATTAGCAAGTACTGTATCAAACTTCTTAATCTCTTCCACGCCATCACTAAGGTCATCAAAGTCATCGGATCTAACAGACGGGGATGATGTGTTGCCAGTCACTGTGGCCGTATGGTTCTTAATAGATACCGCTACTCTATCCCCAACATTCGTATTAGCAGTTGTTGAATCAGCACTCGGACGTTCATCATCAGAAAGAGGTGTTAACTGATCTGATCCATCAAGCTTAACATACTTGTTACCGTTACCGTCTGATACAACGACGCCATAAATTGTGGTTTCAGCACCTTGATTCTGCCTCTTGTCCTCGTTGATAACCTTGGCAAATTGTGAAATAATATCATAGGATAATTCCACGTATTATCACCTCCATAATTTAGATGTAAAAGTTGCTGTTTCGGAGACCGGACAACCTTGTGTACAAGAAATAGACTGACTTATAACTTTAGCTTTGATATTGCTCATACCCGCTTTGGAATAATTCAGTCGTACACAGTCACCAACTCTTACCGGACAGTAGGCGTGTTTGTAACTTATCTTGTATTCAATTGTTGAAAGGGATTTTAGTAACCGATCGGCATAATCTTGAATCTGGTCTTGAGTAACGTAACCAGCGAGATTTGGTTGTGTATCTCTGTAAATAATTTCTCGACCTCTATTTTGAATTGAAATAGGGCTATTAATGTCTTCATTCTTAGCAACAGCTTGTTTGTAGTCGTTACCATATGAATATATGACTTCAACAACATTTGGTATCCCGTATAGGTCGTGATTCATTGTGATATCGGGGTATAGAATTGAACTATTGTCATCATTGTACGTCCACACGGGCTGTAGTGATTCGATATCTTGCTTTGGTACGAATAGTATTTCTCCACGCTCAGTTAGACCTAATTCGTATTTGGCATTAGCGATAAGATCAATTACGAAGCTTAACCAAGTGTCGTCTGTGTTAGCAACAAAATCTTGATAAAGTTTAGGGGATGTATCTTTAAGCCCACCTGTGTCGTCTTTTTCGTATGTTGGCTCTACTTTTGCTACTGGAGCTCTCGCATTCTCTGAAACAATTCGATATGCAGTGTCCATGATATTAGAACCTTTGCGAATTGTATATCCAAGCGGTGGTTTTTTCTCCTTAAGTTCGATTAACGTCGTATAGCAATCCATCGATACGTCTTTTACGATACCGTCGAAAGCTGTCTTCGGTGTCTGACATAAAACTGTACCTAATGGGAACTTTTCTGTAATACCATTTTGAATTGTTTTAAGATAACACCGAATGTAGCTTTCTCCGATTGATTTCGTGGCATCAATAGTAGCTGAACCTAATGTCTGAACGTCACTATCACGATCGAATGAGCTTCCTGTAATGATATCAATCTTCTTTATATCAGCTAGAGTAGTCGGTTCTACAGTATAATACTCGAACGATTGATCCATTGATTTTGTCCAGTCTGGCATCTTACATTCCTCCTTCTACTCTAGTAACGTCAAGTGATACTGGTATGGTCAACTCTCTATGAGTTTTGCTGAATGATACCTTTACATTTGCCCAATATCCAAGTCCAGACGGTTCACGAACATAAACATCACCTGCCCAAATAGACAGTCTCCGCAACGCGTATATGGTTTCGGCGTCTTCAGCGTCGATTTCAACGTTCCAATTCGATGTTTCTCCGAGATGTGTACCGTAATAGCTTACCGGATGTTTTCGTCCAGCGTATTCGATCAGTTTAACTTCAGTTTGTCTTTTATCATCAGTATCGATGTTATATGGTAATAGAAGCATTGAGCCTGACCAATCTGGAACATCCATTTCAACCGTATCGGTTGTGTCAAATATTTCCCACGCTTCATCCCATTGAATGACTACTGCTCCTCCATCGATTTTGTAGCCGGGCATATCATAGAAACTAATAGCTCCAGTGTACATATCTTTTGCTACTAATCGATATCGAGCATAATCAAGCGATGGATGTGGGTCAGTTACAGCTGTTTTGTTGTTTGGAATATTCGTGGCGATTTCTGTGAAACTACCATCATATTCTCTGCGATATACAGCTAACGTCAGGTCTTCTATTAGACTACCTTTGTCATTTATGCAATATGGACTTATGATTGCTGTGAATGCTTTCTTATCGACTGTAATATCAGCATCGATTTTATATGCCACATCTTTCCATTCGACTGTGAACTGATGTGACTGTTCGACAGTAAGCCCGTTATTCATATTCACTGTGCAATAAACCGTATAGTTAATTCCTGTTTCGAGATCTATGTTATTAGCGGACATCTCAACTACCAGTGTTTCTGAAGTATCGAAATACTTAGAATATACATCGTCACCTTTATTCACAATTCTGTTCTTTCCAGTATCATCTACAGTTTCATATTGACTGCCAGCAGCGACTCTCAAATGATATCCGACTGGTTTCTGATATTCATAACTTGATAGCGATACATGTCCGCGAATATAGAACGGGAACGATTTTAACGTAGTAATGAGTGTACCTCCGCCAGCTAAATCGCTTGTCATTGATAGATTCAACGTCGGTCGTTCATAAATATAAATGGTACGTTCAACAGACCACGCCGTATTACTAAACTCATCAGTAACACCTGCTGTCCGTACTTTCCACTGTACTTTGGCATTCTTGAATTTAACGTGGCTGGTATTCAATGATACTCTTAGCTGTCCTTTATACGATATGGATGTGCCATATGTAAATTCAGATTTGTCTTCTTTTTCTCCAGTTGTATCGTTTGTGGTATTCTCAAATATGAATGAACGCCAATCGTCATTTCCTATTTTGATACTTAGCTCAGCATGAGACTGCTTAGAATTATCAGTAGGATTATGTGTCCAATTCAACTCCAATGATTCACCGACGAAAGCTGAGCTTGCCGACGACCATGTTGTAGGTGCTGCCGGTGGTGTTCCAATTGGTATTGTTACACTATCTGTAGGGTCTGATGTACCATAGCTATTGACCGCACGTACCCGGAAGAAGTAATCATGACCATTATCAATGTCTGTTATTTCAACCGATGTTCGCTTGTCTTCGGTGCTAACAGATTTAATGTTTCCCGAACCGTTATCAAAGTCTGTTTTTACGGTTGTGTATTCGATTGTATATTTTGTAGCATTAGATACGGAAGTCCATTCCAAATAAGCAGAAATAGAGCCGTCTGTACGTTTGTTTCGTCTGTATGACGTTATACTATTTGGTGCTGACGGTTTTGTACCAACCTCACTCGAAAAGTCTGACCATGCACTTACTGCACCTTTTGAGTTGATAGACTGGGCTCTTACTGTATATGTCGAACCAGGCTCTACTGTATACTGGTATGATACATGGTTTGATGTGGTATTAATCGCTATAGGATTCGATGTATGAATGCTGGCAGAGTTATCTTTGACAATGTTAAATTTAACACTTACTGCATCTAATTCAGTGGCTTTTATATTAGAAAAGCTCATTGTCATCGTCAGGTCATTAATTTCAACAGTAGGAGTACCAGGTGATAATGGTGGATTGTTACTGAAATCATATACTTTATATCCAGACCATTGTGCTCCACTCCAGTACGGAACCTCGTTACCGTTTGAATCTTTGTATGTAGCTGGTACAGGTTTAACTTCAATACTTACTTTTGTAGCGTCAGATGATGCCGTATATTCACCATAACAATAAGCATCTTCATAACTCTTTGTAGTACCTTCATTCGTGATTATCCATTTACCGTGTTTGTAATCCCACCAACGATACATGAAGTTGGCAGTATTTGGTCTATTAAATGTCCAGGATGCATATACGGCACGGTTCTTACTACTTGTTTCGTTAGCTGCCTGCAATGCCAGAACGTTAACGACTGCTTGTGTCGGATAAGTTGGACTTGGAGCAGGAGTTGATCCACCGCCACCGCCTCCAGATAATTTTAATACTTGACCAACATATATCAGGTTTCGGTTTTTGATACCGTTTAAAGATACTAATGTATTAATCTTTTCGTTTCTATTACTACCAGAAATACTAGATCCATACGTTCCACAAATACCCCATAAGGTATCACCCCGTTTTACTGTATATGTTGTTATAGCCATGGTTATCTTCTCCTCTCGATGTTAGCAGCTCGTACAAGTGTCTGAATGGCATCTGCTACATCGCTGCCATCGTCATAGGTAATTCCGTTAAGATTGTAGGTGTTTCCGTTAATGGAACCAATTTCTTTTCGTAAGTTATCAATAGCCTTGATCACATCACTATTGAATCCATTTTGATTTGCAACATCAGCTGTGTTCATAGTAGCGATTCCGCTTGTTGATAAACCAATTGTCTTATCAGTGTTTAATAGCCCATCGATGTATCCAATACCAGAATTGATATCAGACATGTCAAGAACTGGGTGAATTGTGATTTCTGGATCAGTATCAATGTCCCAAGTAGCGATATCGTTTACCAAAGTCAAAGCTTCAGTGATACTGTCACTAGCTTTCACTCCCATCGATTTACCAGTTTGATAAATTGATGAAACCATTTCTTTCATACCGATAATAAGTCCCTCACCCAACCATCTACCGGCTTTTCGTGTAGCTTTTGATGGTGAATGAGACTGCTGACCAGCCTTCTCACCTGCCACGGCTTTCTTACCAAGGTTATAACCAGCTCGATAAGCAGCGTCTTGTTTGGAATTTATACCAGATACAAGACCAGAACCGAGGTATTGTCCAGCCGACTGGAATGAATAATAGTATCTTCTTATTGCTCCAGAGCAACTACTTAAAGCTGATGTTATAGCAGACGTAACTCGTGATGCTCCGTTATAGATACCACCAGATAAAGAGTTCATTAGACTTATTCCAGCAGCCATAAAGTCAGTTCCGCGAGATGTAATCTTGGTTTTAGCATTTGTAATTATGGTTGTGATTTGGGATAATAACGACGGCGCACCACTCATTACACCAGTACGCAAATTAGTTGTGATCTGACGACCTGTTGTTATAAAGGTGCTGACTTTTACCTTTGTAGCTGATACGATTCGTGCCATTACCGATGATACAGCTGATATAACACCACCTGATCCAGAATTAACCCCTACGCTCATACCAAGCATCATTGTCGAACCTGCTGTAGCAAAATATGATTGACGACTTGTTATCGCAGCAATAACAGAAGTCATCATAGTATTGAATGCTTGTTCTATAACGTAGCTTTGACTTAGAACTGTTCCTGATATTGTGGTCATTACAGTAGTCATTGCTGTGGATATAGTAGGACCGGCTGTTGTAAATGCATTAACAAAATTATCAGCAGCTTGTTGTCCTGCTATTGCGAACTGCCCTCCGCTGTTCATAAGGATTCCTGTCGCACTGTTAACGAGACTACTTACGGCAGTTGGTAATACGGTTTGGGCATTTTGAATTGGTGTAATTAAATTTGACACTATAACATCACCAAGTCCGTTTACGCTAGATACGTTAGACGAAAAGCTTAATAATGATGATGCGAGCACTGATAATCCAGCACTAACAGTTCCGAATTGAACGTCATTCAACTGTTTCATGGCAGTAGATATTGATTCAATACTGCTAACAACATAACTTATATCTTGTATACCTTCAAAAGAACGCACTCCGTTTGCTAGCTTTGATAGCTGTTCCTCTATGGTTTCTGGTACAGTCACGTCCTTCCATTTCTTAACGGACAATGCTAGATTACCAATAGGTTCTGTAACAGAATCGAGTGTCCATCCTCCAACAAATGCCGTACTAAACGATTTAATGCCTTTGGCTATACTTTGTAATCCTGATTCAAGATCTTTTGGAACTTCAACATCATTCCATTTCTTTATAGATTTTGCTAAATCTCCGATAGGACCAACTATAGCGTCAAGTGTCCATCCTCCTACAAATGCTGCACTGAATGATTTGATACCATCTGATATTTTCTTCAAATCAGAATCAATATTTTCTGGAACCGTCACGTCGTTCCATTTCTTTATAGAATCGGGAAGCTTTCCAAGAGGTCCAGTAATTGCATCTATACTCAAGCCGCCGACAAAAGCCCATGTAAATGCTTTAACTCCATTTGCTATCTGTGTTAATCCGTCCTCAAGACCTTCAGGTATAGTTACACCAGACCATTTACGTATAGAATCAGCCATCATACCTATTGCAGGCGCTGATTCACTTAATGCAGATGCACCCAATCCGCCAAAGGTAAAGCTCATAATACCAGATGCTAACGAAGATAACTGATTTGACAATCCTTCAGGTATAGTCACATCTTTCCATTTCTTAACCGAGTCGGCGAGTACGCCAAGTGGTTCTGCTACGGCTGCAATAGACAATGATCCGAGTATTGAGAACGTGTTAGCTAATCCACCCAAGGCAAGTTCACCTAAGGCAGCACCCATAGCAGCCAATCCGTTACTTATCTCGTCCCAACTCATGGAACCGAATTTCTGTAACGCTGTAGCCAAATCATCCAAACTTTGAACTGCTACGAGAATAGTAGCGGCACCAAGTAAGCCTGCTCCTCCACATAGGGTGCCGATAAGTCCTGAAATTAGTCCGAGTTCACCAAGAGCTTCGCCCATTCCAGCTAAACCTTTTGCGGTTTCATCCCATGTCATTGATCCAAACTTCTTAAGAGCTTCAGCCAGATCGTCTAAGCTTTGAACTGCTACGAGAATGGTAGCGGCACCAAGTAGTCCAGATATACCAGCTAATTTGCCAAGTAATCCAGATATAACGGATAGTTCGGTTAATGCTCCGCCAAGTCCAACGAGTCCTTGAGCAATGTTTTCCCAACCCATTGTTCCTATTTTGTTAAGGGCATCAGCTATATCCATGAGACTTTGAACTGCTATAAGGATAGTAGTGGCACCTAATAAACCTGAAAATCCTGTTAATTTGCCAAGTAATCCTGATACTACTGCTATTTCACTTAGAGCAACACCCATTCCCGTAAGACCTCTGGCTATACCGTCCCACGATATCGAGCCTATTTTTTTCATAGCATCAGCTATGTCGGATAATCCTTGTACAGTCAGTAGGATTGTACCAGCTCCTATAATCCCCGAGAATCCAGCTAATTTGCCAACAAGACCAGATATAAGACCAAGTTCACCAAGAGCTTCTCCTATTCCAGCCAATCCTTTAGCAATGTTGTCCCATGACATAAATGCAAATTTCATAAAAGCATTAACCATAGTATCCAATCCAGAAATAACCGTAAGGATTGCACCAGCACCAAATATACTTGAGAAACCTGCAAGTTTTCCTACAGCTGTCACTACGGTTGCTATTTCGCCTAAAGCTACACCCATTCCGGTTAGTCCCTTTTTGATACTGTCCCAACTCATGAAACCAAATTTCTTAAGAGTTTCTGCTATTGTATCAAGTCCTTGGGTTACTATTAATATTGCACCAGCACCAAATATACTTGAGAAGCCTGCAAGTTTACTGATAGCTGTAAGAGATACGGTTAATTCAGTCAACGCACCGCCCATACCTACAAGTCCTCTGGCTATACCATCCCAGTTCATATCACCGAATTTAGCTAATCCTGAAGCAAGCTTATCCAATGATTGAACTGCTATAAGCATACTTACGCTACTTAATATAGAAGTCCCGCCGTTAGATTTTCCAAGTTGGTTTATAATACTCGTGAATATCTTAAGAGCAGCCCCCATACCTACAAGACCTCTAGCAATTTCGGACCACGATAATGTTGCAAACATAGTCATTGCATTACCGAGCATTTCGCAACTCTTGGCTAGTGCTAATAAGGCAATACTGGTAGAGGCTGATATTTTAACATCAGAAATACTTTTGAGTCCTACACATAGCGTGAGTAAACCAGAGCCAGTACCCACTAATCCTTTGGCTATATCGTCCCACGACAGTCCAGACATTTTCGCCATAGCATTAGCAAGTATATTGAGTGCTGCAGACATGATAACCATAGAGCCAGCTGCTTTAATAACTCCCTTTATGTCGTACTTGCTTAAAGTCTTATTCATAGATCTGAAAGATAGATTAAGCATTGCAAATAACGATGCAATTGAAGCGAGAGATTTACCAATATCTTCAACACTTAGATTGGATATCTTATCCATAGATCCAGCTAACAAACTTATCGCAAGCGCTATTTCCAACAACGCTGTGGCTTTAATACCAGTGGTAAATGCTTCCAATGAGTCGTGTAGAGAATCAAGAGCATTATTAATTTTCTCAACTATTTGTCCTATTTTACTGTTTTCACCTTTTCCAAATAATTCTTCTATTTTGTCTTTAATTGTTTGAACAAGGCCTATAATTTTCTTTATCGTAACGAAGATACCTCCGCCAATCAGTCCAGCAAATAAGTCGCCGAGGGTGAAGTTATCTTTTACCCAATCGACAAATTGTTTGACATATCCACTTATGGTAGATATAACATTTGTTATGATGTCCTTTATCTTCGTAAATACGGTTGATATGTTTTTAAACTTATCCGAAATATAATCGAAAACATTAGATATACCATCTTTCATAGACGCTAACACATTTAGTAATCCGTCTATGCGGAATTTATTGTTTACAGCTCCAAATACTGAGTCCAATAAATCTAACAACCCGTTAAGTGCAGCTGAAATAATACCAACTACTGTACCTAAACTGTTTGCTATATCATCCATTTTGAAACTATCGTTCAATCGTGATAATGCATCACCTATAGCTTCTCCTATGGATAATACATGTTCCGCTAAATTGCTTACTCCACTTGATGTGAGTAATTGAAAGAACGCTTTACCGATACCGCCAATTACTTTAATACCGATAGATGCTATTGAAAAGAGTCCTTCAAACGTCTTCTCGAGTTTTGCTGCAATCGGATCAGACAACTTCATCTTAGCCGTTAAATCTCTAATCCCCTCTGTTATAGCGAGTAACTGTTTTGCTGTAGCCTGAGGAAATACATAGCTAAAAGCTTCCTTAATTGGAGTAATTATTGATAACAGAGCATTAAATGCATTCCTAAAGGAATCTATCAATGCGGTTCTGCCACCGAGATCAGCCCATTCTTTCACAATAGCATTTCGTGCATCAGATGACTTATTAATAGCATCGCTTAGAACATCACTTACTGAAGTCCACAATTCTTTAGCTTCTTCAAAATCACCGATTACTGTTCTCCATGTTTCAGTCCATCCTGACCCTAATGATTCTTTAAGCGTATCAATCAACTGTGAGAAAGTTTTTACTTTTGTAGCGGCAGCCCCTGCAGTCTTAGCCATATCAGCCATCTGTTTAGCTTGTTCTTCACTGTATCCTTGATCTAAAAACTTTTTAACAGCCGCTTCATATTCTTCTTGTGTGTCAGCTGCCGTTGCAAACTGATCGAGTGTTTGTGTGAGAACTTCTGTAGTCAACCACCCTGTCTGCAACGATTCTCTGAATGAACCTTTAGCATCAATAGCTGCTTGTGCTCCAGTCTTTAGATGTTCAGAAGTTCGTATTAATGCATCCTGAAATACCTGACCGCCCATACCAGCATTAACAACCGAGTTCCAGTCCATAAGTTTTACAGTACCGGCAGCTAATGCCTGTGATAATTGATACATCGCGGTCGATGCCTGCTGGGATGTTGAACCTGACACAGCAGCAAGGTTAGCAATACCCTGGATTGCCGATACTGAAGTGTCAAGTTTCACACCAGCTGCTGTAAAAGTACCGATATTACGAGTCATTTCTGTAAAGTTATAGATGGTTTTATCGGCATAGCGATTCAGCTCGTCAAGAGCAGCGTTAACCATTTTGACGTTTGTACCCTCTTTTTGGGTATTCGCCAAGATAGTCTGTACTGCGTTCATCTGGGTCTCATATTCGGCAAAACCGTCTTTTATTGGTTGTGTTGTAAGAGCAGAGACCATTCGTTTACTAGCCATAACACAGCTATCGACTATATTATTAAGCTGATGCTGTATTGTACCTTGTAAATATGAAAAGCGAGTGTTTACAGTATTGATTCCATCTATCATACCATCGAATCTAACTCGATTTGCAGCACGTCCGATTTCTTCAAGACTTTTAGAAGAATTTTTAAAATTTAAACTCTTCTTTAGCTTGTCCAAAGTTGACATACTTGTCGCTACACCTTTTTCAAACTGGGCATTATCAAACCGCATTTCAACAATACGTTCATCAATTGTTCTGCTCATATACTGGTAACCTCCTTCCAAGCTTCTTCAGCAAGTTGATCAAATATTGGTTGAATAGCAGGATTAATGTAATCACGCCCTTCTACCCAACCTCCGGTACCAGTGCCATGTCCGTACTGCAATATGAGTGCGATGTTAACGCCTTTATTGATGTTTGAATTGTAAAATTCGATAGATGTATAACTTCCGGCTCGCTTTATGGAATACGTCCACGAAGCTGCGGTTTTCCCAGTTTCTGTAGGTGTCGCCGACGCCAGGGCTGCTACCCCAGCTTTTCCGTACTTATCGAGTACACTAACTTTGGCAGCTTCCTTTACTTTTTCGAAATATCGATTCAACTTCGAAAAATCACCCTTTTGTCTAAAACTTATCATTTTGATTTACACCTTTATAAAAACAAAAAGAGAAGACTACGATTATCTTATAGTCCTCTCTCTTTAGATTATTTCAATCTGTACAGCATCGATAGCATGTCCGTAGACACCTGCGAAACCGTTTGGTCCGTCACCGTAATCTGTTACCCACGCAAGCCAGCCGTCTTCTTTTGTATGAACACGATATTTAACATGTCGTCCTTTTACGCCATCGATACAGAACTGAAGTCCATCAATCTCACTCTTGCATGTACCAGCAAAGGTATCACCGCTGTTGTCTTTGTTGTAATCGGTACGCCATCCAAACCAATAACTGCCTTTCTTATGTGCACGATATTTCAGATATCCGACAGTCACAGCATCGCCTTTAGTTTTTGCTCTGAAACCAAGCATAGGATGACCTAATTCGCCGGAATATCCGTTAACATCTTTCATGTTGTAATTTGTTACTTCTGAAAGCCATCCCATACCACTTGCAAACGCCTGATGAACCACGTTGATCTTTGTTGTTGACTGTGTTGATGCTGGAACTGGAGTAGGTTTAACAGATGCTGTAGAACTTGAATGTTTCACAGTTCCACCAGTGATGCCAGCAACAATAGCTTCAGCACATTTATCAGCATCCCAGTGGTTGTAATCATCTTTATCGTCGACGAAACAACACTCAACGAGAAGTGCTGGTGCTTTGGTGTTGTTAAGGATGTATAATTCGTGAGTATATTTTGATCCACGGTTTGTTATACCAAGCGCTGTGGAGATGCTATCGCAGATTCTGTCTGAGATTGCTGCTGTTTTGTCATTGTAATTCCATACTTCTACTCCGCCTGTCTTTTCATCACCTGAAGGGTCGTTACGCCCGGAGTTAAGATGGATAGAAATGTCAAGATCAACATTATGGACGTTACATTTATTCTTAATGTTGTTAAGATTCTGCCCCTGAGTTCGTCCAGCATCATCTGTACAGTCATAAACAGTATGACCAGCAGCTCTAAGTAACTCGATAACTTTATTTTTAACTTTACGGTCTTCATTTACCTCGTCAAGGAAACCTGATGCTCCTCTACACTGAAGTGAATGCCCGCCGTGTACGTTGTATATAGACATATAGCGTGTCTCCTTTCTTTATCCTTTTGAATTGAATCGTTTTCGATTAGCAGCATTTATGGCCTTGTGATCGCGAATAATATCAGATGTACTTCGTTTATTACCTGGTGTTCTATAGCTTTTACAAACATGAATTAGCGTCAATAAACGGTTCAGATGCCATTTCTCGAATTCGACAGGTATGCCAAGTTCAATCATTTGGTAATAAATCTCTTCGTTCGTAATTTTTTTGTTTCTACCGTCTTTGTTCTTATCTGAAAAAGTAGTAGCGGTCATTGGTTTGTCTATGTACTCATTAACGACTCTGATATGTTCGTTTGTGATACATCGATATACATTGGGGTTAACGTTAGGCGTTATTGTCATACATTTGATGTAATCAATGGTTTGTGCCTTTGTTTTATACCGTGTATTAATAAATGGTATTTCCCAATTTGATTCCCATTTTGAAATTGAGATAAGTGAATGCTCTAAAGTTAATACAGTTCTATCGATGTTTATAAACTCGCCTGTTCTATCGTCGAACAACTCTGTTTCTGGAATTATTAGCTTAAGCATTGACTCACCTATTCTGTTTAGACAGCAGCAATCATTGTTTCTTTAGACTCATCGAAATTTTTTGGCATAATACCATTAACAAACGCAGATGCTGCTTCAGCATTCGTAGCTAATTCCATGAAAAGCTCTGAATATGCTTCAGTCTGTGAGAATGCTTCTCTATTCTCTTCTGTTTTGATGAAACGTCTACCATCCGGACTCTTTTCACCGTAAGCTGCAAGAACAAGGTCTTTGAAAATTTTCACAAGTTTTGGCCCATCCTGTGTAGTAACAATCTTCTGAATCATTTCAGCAAGTCCACCTGTTGTGCTAAGTTCCATCTCAGTAACTTCAGCCTTGGACAGGTTAAAATAAAAGTCTTCAGTTCTCTCGTTATCGTTGTAGTCTGTGTAAGTGATAGTTTTCTTTAACATGTGTGTACTCCTTTCATATAAACAAAGACCCCACCTGTGACAGTGGAGCCTCTCGTAGATTTCCATTTTGAATTTTATGGTTTATTATGCTGCTGCGTCTTTCATGAGTGTGATTACTTCTGCTGGGAGTGGAAGTTTCGATTCAGCCTGTTCTGTTCCATACAGCATATCCTCAAGTTTCTTAAGTTTAGTTTTGTCGGCCTTTGTAGAATCAATAGTTACTGTAGCAGTTGGCTTAGCGTCAGCTACTTCCACTGGTGTTGTAGATACTGACCATGACATTGTGCCGGCTTCTGGGCTATCATTTACTGTTGAATGGTTATTCTCGGACGGAGCTGCAAGACATCCGTATACGAGGTGTAACTTGTAGCCATGATCGTTTCCATCTACATCGTTACCAAGCAGAGTTCTGTACGCAAGGCCGAACACTTTACGTTTCTGCTGTCCAATCACTACTCCTGGTGCGATTTCTTTAGATCCGTCACACTCCTCGAATTCATCAGGGTATGTGAAAGCTTCGATTGTTGCTGCGAAATCCTCATTTGAAATCAGGTTAAGGTATTTACCGTTATTTGCATACAGAGCTGTTGGTTCTGCTCCTGATGGACTCTCATTTACAGCTGAGATACCATTCCAGGCTACGCCAGTCCCATACTGTCCTGTGGATTCCATAGGGAAAAGCACTACTTTATCAACACCTGTTTCATAGAGTCTTTCTCCAATCTGGTCCCATTTAAGTTTAGACATATGTGTTATCCTCCTATTATTAGAAATATAAAGTGAATGTATCGTGATAGAGATTGTCTGCCTTGTATGTTCTATCTTGTGAACATAGTGGTAGGCGCAGTAATTTATCTACTACTGGGTGATCCGGTCTGTTATGTATAACAGTGATGTCGTATCGATTGATTAATTGATAAACTTCATTAGAAGCATGTTTAACATTCGGTAAACCCTTGCTATACACAATAGCCGGATACTTCATCAATCTGTCTTCCGGTCGGTTGTAATATACTTCTTTAGAACCAAGTAGTTCTTCTAATTTACTCTGAAGTTCCAGCCGTGTTCCCATGGTATACACCTCCAACCGTAAGTATTAATCTTGGGTACTCTACTTTTACGTCTGTGACTTTCCATAAAGTGCCCATGAATTCCAGATATAGAACTGATGAATAGTGGTATAAAAGATAAGGGTCAGCGAGAATACTAATCTGATTTGAAAGATTAATATCGTCACCAACCCTCTCTGTAGAAACCTGTCGTTTCCAATTTGTGGATAGTACGTCTCCTTGATACAGATGTTCTACGATAGCATCTTCATAGTAACCAGGTTCAATCTCTTCATCATGTTCTGCAAATCCAATTTTTCCGCACCATTTTGACATACTATTTCCTCCATTTTGATTTTATTAGATTAAGCTGCGATATCTGTTGTAGCCTGCACGAACTCAATAGCTACTGCTCCGTATGGTTTGCACATAGCTCCTGAACAACGCGTCTCAATCAGGTACTTCTGTTTGTTGAAGTCGATATCGAAGTCATCAAACATGGTTACATCTCCGCCCCGATCTGTTCCGACGTTGTAGTCTGTAAGGTTCACATACAGACCGGCAAGGAAATGTGTGTTAGCACCTTTAATTCTTGACAGTCCTTCCATAACCGGTACAGGAACGATCTTGTTTACGCGAAGTCTTGTAGCGAGTTTCTCTACTGTGTCATAGATAACTCGTCCGTTCTTGTCTTCGAGAAGCAGGCAATCTGTAAGCATATCTTCAGACATGTACATAGTCGGATTTCCTGATCCTTTGTACGCTTTTCTTGACTTGATACATGCTTTGATGAACGCCTGGGCTTTCTCTTCAGCTGTTGTAGCCTTTGTAATAGTAATCTCAGATTTAACCGTATAAACGTCATCGTCTGTCCATACTGGTCTGATATTCTGCTCGTTGATCTTGTCTTCTGCAGATGTGCTACGTCCGTCACCGAACAGGAATGCACGAGCAAGCTCCTCATTAAGCATCATACGCATCTCACCTTTAAGCCATGGGATCATATCGAAATCTGTGATGTCCAGCATATCGTCTCTATCCAGTGACTGTTTCTTATAAACTGTTACTGGAGTAGTAACACGTTTCAGCATTTTGAATACTTCATCTTTCTTCTGCTTTCCTTTGATGTATCCCTTTGCTCTAGCTTCATCTTCTGTGATATCAGCGAAAATAGATTTAACACGACTGAAAGGTGTTTTATGTACTGCAGCCATAACTCCAGCTACCCAGCCATTGTCTCTCTGGATAAACCCTGGTGTCTTATCAATTGTCTGTGCATCCGGGAACAGGGTATCAATGTCTGTAATACCATGCTCAAGGAAGGCGTCTTTAAGACTTCCGCGTCTTCTAGCCTCTCCAATAATTTCCTGGAATTCAGAGTGTGTGAGGATTTCCTGATCCTGTGTGTTTGTCTCCTTATCAAATACGTTACGTTTCATAAAATCTGTCTCTCCTTCTTCTGAGTGTTCTACGTCGTCAGTATCTACGCCGGCATCTTCCAGAGCCTGTCCAATCATGGAGTATACTACTGTTTTCTGTTTGTCTGTTAATGTATTAAATACATCAGCTACTGTTTCATCTGAATCAGAACTGTCGTCTTCTGAAGCAGCGTGTTTTACTTCTGTCTTGCCTTCGTCGTCAGCGTTGACACCGGCTTCTTCCAAAGCCTGTCCGATCATTGCATAAACTACTGTTTTCTGCTCTTCTGTTAATGTGTTAAATACATCAGCTACTGTTTTTCCGTCATCGTTTTTAGCAGCTGGCTTCTGTTCTTTATTATCAGTTCCCACTTCTGTTTCTCCTTTCTTTCCTTCATCTGAATGTGTAAGTTCGTCGTCGAAATCAATGTATTCTCCGCAACGAATAATCGCCTCTTCTTCGGATCCATCACCATGAGCCATTACTGAATCAATAACAGCACCTGGATTTGCTCCAGCGAGGACTAAACTGACCTCACGAATAACTCCGTGAATAACGTCTCCACCCATTTGTTTGAGTTTGTTAGCCCAAATAGACAGTCGATCGATATCTTTATGCTGAACAAGGGTTTTAGCATTCTGTCCGGCTTCAGTGTTATTGAATGAAATATAGGCATATACTCCGTTGTCACGGTTCTCTAATACAGCATGTCCAAGTACTGCATTTGGATCGTTATGTTCATGATTCCAAACGACTGGAACAGTTTTTCCGTCACATTCTTCGAAGGCATTCTTACGAATAGTTCGTCCATCTGAGCAAAGCATGTTTGCTTTTGTCGCCCATCCAGAGCAGTCATAAGATTTAGTCATTTTGATTTTTACCTCCAATGTCTATCTGTATAATTGGTTTAAAAGTTACAATGTATCTCTATCTCAAATTCAGATGACACTTTGTCAAAGTCTCTCAATATGGATTTGTCTCTTAATGTTTAAAATTGAAAAAGCTCATTAGAATTAATGAGATTAGATTTGTATTTAATTATCCATACTTTGTAAGCTGGATATAGGCATGTTGCCTAATGATATGTTGTCTTCAGGCACTTCTTCATCAGGTGTTGTCATACTTTCATCTTGGATAGCAGATTCTGGCTGATTCAAGTTACTGTTAATAAGCTTGTCAGCTTTCGGATCGTCAGACGGTTTCATACCAATTAGCTGGCGAATCTCATTACTTGTAAGAATCTCATTACGAGTAAGCTTATCTGCGATTTCAGCAATATCGTTAACCGGTACCAGACGGAAAGGATCTCTGAAGAACATAATAGTCTGTAGCTGAGTACGTGCTGTTTTGGTTAAGAATTTACGTTTCATCTCGTCCACTATTGCTGATAAGATAGGCTCGATCGTACGGTTATTGTAGTTAAGCATTGTCTTTTCGTCAGCGGTACCATTCATTACTTCCTGTGTGATACCAAGTTGGCTGTATAAGAGATTAGTAAGATATTCAATCTGTTTCATTAGGTTGTTCTCGACAGGTCGGTTTAACTGAACAATCTTCTCTGTACCGTCTATATAAGCAATACCATATGGTCCTTTCAATTGTTCTTCAATACTTTCCATTCTCTTCTTAGCTTCGTTACGTCTAGCCTCAGAACGAATCTGGTATGGTAACTGAATAACCATGTCAAGTTTTCCAGATCCGGTGGATTCATCAACAGCATCGAGTAACACCAATTTGCGCATAAGTCGTTTCATGGTAGAATTCTGCTCGTTGATTACGGCATACAGCGGACTCTCTACAATACCTACTGTTTTCTTGGGTAGAACAACTTCTTCTTGGTGACCAGTTTTTTCATTATAAAGTCGAACTTTAACATGTTCTGGATACCATTCAAGAATCTTACCAGTTCTTAACGTTAAAATATCGTATGAGCTTGTCTGTGTTGGATTAAATGTAGTATCTACTGGAACCATGGCTACTGTACCTTCATCGAGCATACTCATAACTGTATCCTGCATAAACGCTCGTCCAGTCTGGTCAATATTTGCTTCAAGATTGAGACAGTTATTTATGCCTGAATCTATATCTTTTATAAATCTACCATTTATATCAACTTTGCAATGCTTGATATTTACTGACGATACATCTACCGCAATTCTATTAAATATAGAAGTAATTATTGATCGTTCATTACCTCTCGATAGTTGTACACGATCGGGTCGATATGTTGCAGAAGTACCTATATTTAAATAAGTAGGTTCTCTGTTCCTGAATACGTCCCAGCTATGCCGGAGTGTATCAAATATTCCCATTTTGATTTTTACCTCCTTTACTCAAATACATCTTTATTTTGTTTCCAAGCTATAAACGCATCCATGAGTGCTGCGACACAGTCAATCTTGTGTTCTCGTTTACGCTTGAATAGTTTACGGTTACCATTACTGTCTTCGAGAGTGATGCAATTACCCATAGCGAAAGTCATGATGCTTTCATCAAATATAAGCATTCTCTCTTCAGACAGTTTCTTAAGTTCGCCTAATGGAATTGACTCAGTTTTTGCACCCTGTGGCACTTTTTCGATTCCATATGGACCATTTTCTTGCTCGTATCTTGTTACGAATTCTTTAGCTCCATAAGGGTCATATCCAAAGCAACGAACATCATAATCGCAATCAATAATATGCTGATCAAGATCTTCGTAAACTTGCATCATGTCAAGGACGGTGCCTTCCAAAATAACGAGACTGCCCTCTTTCATGAATTCCTCATATTTATTTCGCATAGCTGCTGGTAATTTCTTTAGAGTTAAAGAAGATATATAATTACGAGATTTGATTCCGAATGTACCATCTGGTAACGGAAATAAGAATGTAAAGCTACAGAAGTCATCACCCTGTGATAAATCGGCTCCTAATGCACAAGGCATTTGCCAGAAGTCCCTTCGTCGGTGCGGTAAGGTCTCCTCATACGTAAAGTAATATGTATAACCTTCCAATGGGATTCCGAATCTCTTTGCTAGAATATCGTTTCTAACAGCTGGATTCTGTTCTGCTCTTTCTACATCCTGTTGGTATGTTTCATAAGTTACTGTCAGACCAAGGTTTGGATTTGCTTTAACCCACATCTCTGGTTTGGCAACTTCGTCGATAGAATCTAGCTTGTACCACCATATTGACACATGTGGATTACGATACTCGTTCTTAAGTATCTTTGCTAATTCCATTTTGACTGTATCGCCACTACCGTTTCGGACTGTTCCTTCCGAACTAATAGCTATGATAAGGTAGTCGTCGTTCTTGGAAGCTCCCTGTTCAAGAGCTCCGATTACGTCTTCTCGTACGTCACCGGATAGCCATTCATCGACAGTGTTAATACGACTGTTTAGACCCTGAAGTTTATCAATACTCATTGGTCTGATTTCGAGTAACGAACCGGTTAGAAAGTTTTCAATACCTTTCTTGGTACTCGCAAGTTTCTGACGGTTTGCTCTCGATCCGGTAGTATTCTGCAGTGAACCCTCAGTCAAGAACTTAAAGAGTGGTCCTCTTGATCTTGTGATAGCAGTTCGAATCGGTGATAATACCTCTTCAGACTGTTTCATAGTAGGTGCCGTGGTAACCTGATGCGTGGTTGACGTATCTACATTTAAGAAGTAACTCTGAATACAAGCAGCATACATCGACTTCGCAGCACCTCTGGCTACGATTAGATACTGCTTGTTAATGAGTCGTTTCTTAATCGTCTTCTGTACGTATCGTCCAAGTTCCGGGTCGTATACGCTTCGTTCTTTGTAGTAGTACCAACCGAAAATCTCTTCAGCCCAAAGTTTAAATGAATCAAGTAGATGTAAGTCTTCACCATCAGTGAGTGTCATTTCATTCTCACAATAATGAATAAAGCCCTCGACAGCTCTGTTGTCATACCAGAACGCGGGACTTTCTATCAAATCATCTATTCTATGCATTTCCATCTCTACTTCTTCGCAGATTGGAATTTCGCCTCTCATTACGGCGTCTCGAAACTTTCCATAATATATAGGAGTCGCTGTATTACTTAACGCCATAATTTATTCACCTACTTTTTGTAACGTTCATTTGTATATTTCCACAATTTATCAATTTTAATGGTTCATTTTATATAAACTTACAGCTGCAACAGTACCATAGGCTGCTAGTATAGCTTCTGTATTCCGAATGGCATCCTTATTAGCGCGAGCCTTTGCCTGTTCTACAGTCATATCATTATCGACTACATATTTGGCTGCTTTCTTTCTGGTTGCATTATTGTAAGTAAGTTTTTCACCCAATGAAGCGTTCTTATTTAAGCTTTTGTACGTGTTTTTGATTTGTTGCTTACGTTCTAATTTCGCTTTTTTATAATCTGTTTTTGCGGAATCGAGTTTGTTTGCGTCTGCCAATGTTTTCGCCCATCTGGCATCATTGGCTTTACGTCGCTCTTTGCTAAAACTATATGCTGCCGCACGATGTTTATAAGCATCATTGAAAGATTTATTATATGCTTTCTTTGCATTTTTATAGGTAGTTTTAGCGGAATCAACTTGGTTTCGAAGACTAGAAGTCGGTAATATTTTTCTATGACCCCATTTCATACCTTTGACGCCATGGTGGCATAGTTCATTGGTATCAGAAGCTCTTGTTATAATATAGTTATTCATGTTTTAATCTCCTTTCGATTCTTGTGTTGTTTTACTATGTCTATTGTGTTAAACTAATATTAATTGAGGAGGTATCTTAATATGAACGAAATTACTTCAAATATTGTTAATTTTCCAGAGTTATTTAAAAGTGCTAAATTCGAAATTACACCTTGTGATTTAACATCTATTACGCCTGGAAAATATACAAGTTTCCAAACGTCTAAGCTTGAAAAATCACAAATGGGTCTGTTGCAGTCTCAACTATTTAATGCAGTTGATGCGGTTGCTCTTGCTAATGCATACATTGTTAAATTCCCAGAAGGACTTCCGCATACTTTGATGCATTTAAATCAAGGTGGCGTATCAAGTACCATAGTAAACACAAGTGGACGTATAGCAGGAACTGCATCACTATTTGATGTACAATCTCTAGCCGCAGTTAGTGCATGTTTTTCGTTAATGTCGTTTGCTACCGGACAATACTACTTGCAAAATATCCATAATGATTTGAATATGATTAACCTTAAAATTGATCAAATACTTGGTTTTCTTTATGGTGAAAAAAGCGCTGAATTACTTGCTGAAATATCTTTTGTAAACGATGCTTATATGAATTACAGCAGTATTATGAAGCATGATAATCAAAAAATATCGATATTATCAGGCTTACAAAATTCGAAGAAGATCGCTATGAAAGACATCGAGTTCTATATCAACGATTTGTCTAAGACTGTACAAAGTGACACTAAGAACTATACCGCATTCGAAAAGGTCGTTTCTGATTCTATGAAAATCAAGGATAGTCTGACAATGGCTACACAGTTGCTCACAATGGCAAACGTTCTTGAAGTATATTACTCTGAGAATTACGATCAAGCATACATAGATAACGTTAAGCAGTCCATTACCGGATACATAGATAAATGCGATAATCGTATACTTGCTGAATTTAGTCGACTGACTGGTAGAAACAGCGAGTATACTAATATCTTTGGAAAGAAGTTAGATACTTCTAAATTAGGAGCGGTATTAGATGAAGTCGTCAACTCCTACTCTACAACAAAAGATAGTGATCATCGTAGTAGCCTTATCAATGCGTTAGATTCTATAAATACCCCAGTTGAATATTTAATAACAGCAGATGGTGAAATCGCATACAGGGCTGTTAACGATTAGCTCAAATAATCAGCAGTTCTACGACGTACATATGCGTTACACTCTGATACGGTTTTATTACCCATCTTACCTAATACTCCGATCGTACTTGCTATACTTTCTTTAGCAATGCGTTCGGAGTTGTATTTTCTATACATTTTGTCTACAACTTTAGGATTTGTTTGAGATACAGATTGTAATTTAACCGAATCTGTATCAAACACGATCATTGGGCGTTTAGCATGATAGCTTGAATATTCTTTATCGTTATAGTCGAGTAATGCATTATACCCTTTCTTTTTCAACTCTGAATAAAATCTATCTTGAGCAGCAATTTCCTGTGCATTATGGTTAGTTAACGATAAATTCAAAGCTTTGTATACAGCTACTTTCTCGCCCTTAGTCATAGCGCTTGGATTCTTCTTCAACGCATTTTCAGCTTGCTTGAATAATATCTGCTGAGCGGGTCGTTTCATTTTGGATTTTGAATCTGCTATAGATGCCACAACGTTAGACTTGAAATCTTTTTCTTTCAATAAATTAGCTGTAATATGACCAGCGTTCTCATCAGATGGCACTTTAAGTTTTTTGGTTGATGAAATCTTTAACTGATAGACTTTCATGTTATCACTAATGGATCTTAGTTCTTTGGCATTTGCTAAATCGGATTCACTACCCGAAACATGTGCTTGTTTCTCAGCTTGCTTAGCTGCAGCGTTTGCTCTACTGGTTAGGTTCTTACCGAATAAGCCCATATACTTATCTGAATCTTGTTTTTTATATGTAGCATAGAAAGCGAAATTCTCGAATTCTTTGCTTGTTTGTATTCGTGAGAATGTAGTGCCTTTTTTCAGATAAGTGTCTGCATATTGTTTGCCGGTTATCTGTGTACGTGCCATATTAGTAAGGTCTTTGACTTTCATTTTTGATAACGCAGCGGTTCTGGCAAATTGTCCAGACGACTTGTTTGCATAGTACCGCTGAATACCAGCAGGGGTTCGAGTCCCGTCAGCGAACTGGTATTTTCGAACTCCCCATTTCATACCCTTAACGCCGTGGTGGTATAACTCGCTCACGTTAATCACCCCTTTAGTTCTTTAATAGCTAATGCAATACCCAATGCAGAGCTGGTGACTGCTAGTACGTTTCCGGCTGTTTCCAGAGTTCTACTCGCGTATTCTCTGCCTTTTGATTCTTTTTGCGGATTAAACATATCGTTATACTGTCGTTCTAAGATTTCTCTATTAATCTGGCTACGCATTTCCTGATCAGTCATGTTTGATAAATCCATCTTTGGAACTTTACGATTTCGATTAGATGTATCGACAGTACGTTTTAAATCGTTAGATAGATTCCGGCTAGAATCTACTAATCTTTTACTTCGCTCAGCATCTTCTTTTGCATATCGATTTGCATCAAACTCCAAGTCACTTCGACCATTTTTCTTTGACTGTTTATAGTATTTACCACTAGACTCGTCATATTTGTTGAATTCTTTCTCTCTAGCGTCTCGAGCGTAACGTTTCTTTCCAATATCTGTCATGCTTCCGTCTTTATTCTGGAATCTACGTACTCCCCATTTCATACCCTTAACTCCGTGGTGGTATAATTCTTCAGCATCAGAATCTCTTGATACTACATGGTAGTTCATTTCTATTCACCTTCTTTCTTGAAATTATTTTGATTGTGATTCTGCTTCAAAGTTCAATCGCCATTCGAGTTCTTTGACTGCTTCATTGATAGCGTTCATATGCGTTGAACTTGCTGGTGGATCAAACAGAAGACGAACTTTAAGACAGATGTAACTCTTTACAGATTCAAAGTTCTCAAATCCATCCGGTAAGTATTCACTCCAAGTTTCACTCCCAGTACTTAAACGAAAGCCGCCAGATGGTCCTACTCCGAGCTGGGTAAGAATTGTGAATACTGTGTTGATGTGAATCGTTAGTATCTCATCAAATGCCGTATACTCAGGCATAAGACCAATTCCAACTTTTACATCATCGAGAATTTTGTTCTCCATAACTGCTCCTCCTTTCTGCCCACTTATCGTTTCCATGGGCAAGTGTCGTTCTTAGTCCTTACTAGAGGTTCAGTCATGAGTAAACTCTCATCACCGTAATGTATCGCATTGTGCGTATTGTGAATTGTAGAGATGACATTCTCTGGATCAAGTATCATAGGATTTCTCTGTTCAATGTCTTTCAGAGTAATTGGATTAATATGATGAATGATAATCTTTCCTGTAATTTCATAACCGTCACAGCCGAGGTCACAACCGTTATCACGAATAATAATGTCTCGTCTGAATCGTCGCCATTCACTTGAATGATATAGTGTCTGGTTTAAGTATCGATCATAACCAAATGTGTCTTCACCGACTTGCCCAGTCAGTTTCAAATATCGATAGCGTTGAATGAATGTTGGAAGCTGGATAAGTTCCGAGTAAGTTTTAATCTTCGTACTCATAGTCTTCAGCATCACCCTGTCCGCCGTAAACACGAAGCATTTTAATTGCATCCTCATACAGCTGTTTAATTTCTTCGCCGGATTGGTATGCTTTTGCCTTTGCTTCGAGTACTGTGTTTTCTTTCTTCAACTTCTCTTTTTCTAATTCAGCCTTAGTTGTTCCGAGTTTTAGGAAATGAGTTATTACCTGAGAGGATGCTGTACCGTTTAAGAACTGCTCTTCTGCTGCGTCGTACGCCATAGCTATCAACTGCTGCTCTCTAGCCTCCGGAGTTAACGCTGGTGGGCTTTTCCTAGTGGGTTTCATTGACTTTGTTGTAGCTTTCGCCATTGTTACTGTCACCTCTCTTTTAGTTGTATAGTGGTATGCTGTTAGATTTATTGAGTTTTGGTATACTTTTACAACATTTAATAGAGCCAATGAGTAGGTGATTAATCCTTATAAGAAAGGAAGTAACAAAAAAAAGTATAAGGAGGTACATATTTGAGATGATGGCATAGTAGCAGGGTGGCAAACCATTTCACGCACGACTCTTCTCTCATTGACTCTATTAAATGTTGTAATAAAAATAAGACTGACTACTCTTTCCGTTAGTTGGTATTGAGTAGTCAGTCTTGGTGCTTTGTTATTTTTCTATTGTACTGCTATTCCTCATAAATGATATCGAGACCATAAGCAACAGCAGCTTCGTGTTCGATCTTACATCCTCTTGCATTCTCCCAGCCTTTGCAGAAGTACGCTGCATGACACAAAGACATATTTTCGAGAGAATTCGCGAGGAAACATAACGGAATCTGTACTACTCCACGTTCTTTCATAGATTCATTGCTGTACCATTCATCTGTAAAAAGAGTATTCACAACCTCATACCCTTTTTTCTTCAAGAACTTAATTGCTTTCTCTCTTGTTGCTACAATTTCTTCATCAGTCTTTCCAGCCATTGGCTGACTTAACATTACTTTCTTCATATACTTACCACCTTTTCGCATAATATTGGTTACAATTTACTAGCACCCATTAAAGGGCTGTAGTATGGTTTCAAATATCAATCTCCGAAAATCCCGCCGGAGTAAATATAAAGACCGGCGCGATGCAGGGAGGGGGTGTAATTTTGAAGGTACCCCCTACCCCTAAAATGATATTCCATAGTATCTGTATGATTATATTTCACTATATTTTCACTATTTTTCATCATTTTCACCGGCTTTTATCCATTTTCTTAATGTAGCTGCATTTTATTTATTATTCGTTTCTGTTTTCTTCGCGTCAACGTTTTACTTACGAAAGAAAGGCTTGAACATTGCGATTATTATTGACAGTTGAATTGAATCAAACAGCAACTTTTTGAATCAAACAGCAACTTCAACGCTTCGCTTAACTTTCTTGAAGATACTCAAAGGATTTACAGTAAGGATTTCATCGATTGCTCTTTCCAGTTCAACTACTTTCTCTTTCTCAGTCATTCCATCAAAGTAATGAGAAACTCGATCTACATAACCACAACAATTGTAACCTTTTTCCATGTCGTAATCATACCAATTGTCGAAGTCATCAATTGGATCGAAAGGATTGTCAATGGTTGTCAAAGCAACGTAAGTTTCTGTAATAGTTTCCTGTGGCATCTTAGATCACTTCCTTTCCTTTGAGATACTTACTGATTGTTGATGTAGAGAAGCCAGTCTTCTTTGCTATCTCTTCAAGCGTATAGTTTGATGCTGCTAACGCTTTGAATCTGGCAGCCTGTGCTTTACTTGGTGATGTTGTAGTTTTAGGCATAGCTCTCTGTCTTAACTTGTCTATGTCCGTATTATTAAGAATCTGGTCAAGTTTACTAGCACTAATAGCACCAGCCTGTATAGCTTCCCATTCCTTATCTGTAATCTCTATGTTACGCTGTGATCGCTTAGCAGAACCTACTTCATTACGATATTTGGATATGGATTTCTGTCTGAGCTTGCGAAGATCTTCTTTACTCATGTTAGGATCGTTCTTCTGCTTCTCTTGAATCTCAGTATTAGCTCTACGCATAGCCTCTCGCTCTTTAGGCTGGTTCTTCTTAGCCTCCTTGAGTTTGCTATCCAGTGAGGTTACCTCGGTCTGGTATTGCTTACGCATAGCCTGGTTATATGGTATATCCTTAGTATTAACCATTTCCATTCTGGCTTTATTACCGAGGGCCTTCATATCATTAGCATACTCAGCATATACCAGCTCCATTTGATGCTTCTTAGGTGATACAAGAGACATTGCATCGTTTGTTTCAGCCATCTTTGTGCTGACCTGATTACGCTGTTTAACATGGTACTGTATTTTACCTGTACTATCAGTAAAGGTTACTTCCCCAGTCTCTTTGTTAATATGCTGTACCGGGTAGTACTTCTTAGCAGCTACCTTATCCTTAGGATCATAAGAAATAATCGTACCGTCTACTGTACGTATATCTACCATACCAGTCTTCTTATTCTTTCCCTTGTCTGCATAGTACAATTTCTTAGGGTCCATGGTCTTCCATACTTTAGCACCGTCTGGTAGATCTGGATTATAATCTTTTGTACCAGGAGCGTTAATCTTATAACCACCCTGTCGTTTAGCCACTGAATACTGTCCCTTAGCGCTAGACAATAGTGTAGATGCACCACCGATTTTAATGCTTCCGTCAGGCTGGATACTCTGTTGGAATTCAGCTTTAAGAGCAGAGATGTTATTCTCTTTCTCACTAGCTTTATAATCAAGATGATGTTTCTGTGCATCGATAACAACCATACTATGTCGTACAGCTCTGGCTATTTTCTCTTCACTGGCTCCACCGAGTGTCATATCTGTAATAAGGTTGGAAATAACACCCATCTGTTTTTGAGTATCTTTCATAATCGGATACTCATGACCATTACGTGTGTAATGTTCTACACCGTTAGAATCGACTGTTTTAGTTCCACCATATACAACTTTAGGATCAAATCCTTCAAGTCCTTTAATTGGACGCTTGTTCTTAATCTTTATTTTACCGCCAGCATCATTCGTAGGAATACACATAACTGTATCTCCATCGAAATCTGCTCCTGATAACTGGTCAGCAATCTTATGATTAATACCTACAGCGTCAATACTTTCTCCAGAAATGATCTTCTGTCCGAGCTTGTTCTTATTGTTTACAGTAAGAATAGGAATTTCAAAGATACCACCATGCGGGTAACGAATTAATGCTAGCTGTGTTCCTGTAGCATAGTTAGGTGCATAGATTTCGTTGTCTTTCAAACTGTTAATAGGAATGATAACATGGTATCTCTGTCCAGGAAGTGCCGCTGCTTTCAAATGTACTGCTGCTGAATCGCATCCGTCTGCAAACTTTTCAAGTAAGTGTTTCTTGATAGTCGGATTCTGAAGACTACAGATTTCGTCAAACTCAGCAAGCTTGTCGGCTTTAGCAAGTCCTAACTGTTTCTTCGCCAGTGGTACTGCCTGCTTAGAAAGAAACTGTGATGGTAAAGCATTTGCCCATTCAGTCCAGTCACCCTCATCAGCTCTCTTATTAATGAGTCCGAGTTTCTGTTTACCAGTCTTCTTATCGGTATACCAATACTGTCCACCCTGATCGGCATCTTTAATTAAAGAACCGAACGGATTGTCAGGGTCATCTTTGATCTTTTTAAGTACATCGTTTTGTGGGGTTCCGCGTTTCTTATTGGTATTGAACACAACATCTACTCCGTCAGGCATATTATCAGAATATACTGCCATACCTTTAAGGTAGTGAGTACCATCAACCATGATACGAACCTGTGAATATTTGGAATCACCTAATGATAAGTCCTGAACTCCTCTACGAAGTTCGATAATACCATCTTTCTCAATACCTTTAGTTCCATCACTGTCAGTATCCTCAGCATATCTGATCTGAAGTCTCTTAGAATCAAGACTTTCCGGATATGTAAACTTTCTATGATATGTGTCACCACCATCATTGGATTGGTAATCTGTAATAGTCTTCACTTTACTGTAATCATAAATATCTGAGTTCTTTGTCCCAGGAAGACACAGTACTTTCTGATTGGTCTGCTGGTTCGCATTTGTCGGCTGAGGGATACCGCCGCCATAAATAGGGCAGTCTTCAGCTTTCTGCAAATAATCAAGTGCAGTATCAAGTCGTGTTCTTGTAATACCAAGATCCTGTTCTACACCGGCGCCAACGTCAATCATACCTTTCTCTTTAAGCTGATCTCTAAGAAAGTTAACTGTCTCCATAGTCTGATTCATGTTATCTTCTCTCGACGGTTCTAATAATGATCTTACCGTTGATTCAGAAATACCCATTTTTCGACCGATTTCAGTAGCACCAAGACCATCAGCTTTTAAACTTTTAGCTGTCTGAACCTGATCCAGACGTACTTCATATTTTGCCCAACTTACCTGTCTACGGTATTCGGTAGATGTTAGTCCCATAGATTTGTAAATAGCTTTCTCACCTGTAAACTTCTCGCCTGTTTCTGGATCAGTCCATGTAAATCCATCTTTCTTCATTTCTTTTACACGACCAAGGAAGTCACTGCCATGTTGGTATGGGTCTTTGCCACTTCCATACGGATATCTACCGCTTCTTCTTGGCATGCCATAATGCATTGCATCATTTTCGCTTTCAGCAATACCAAAATATCCAGCAATCTCTTCTGCTATGTCATTACTTTCTGAATGTCTTATTGGTTCAGAATTATCAATGGTATCAGACAATCCATAGTGCGACATTATTTCTTCAGCTATTGGGTTCATGATTACATACCCTCCTCATGAATTCTCTCTAAAGTTCTTGAATGCTGAATGATATAATCCATTACTGGTAAAATATCTTCAGCCGTTGGTTCGTGGTGAACGATCTCATCATTCTGATAGATACATAATTCAACATCAATATCTCCTGGTTTTACTTTATACTCCAAACAGAAAAGAGCAGCATACACCAAAAGTTGTTCCATTTTTGCAGGTGCTGTGCCGGTTTTTAAATCGTGTATTCTCAAGAAATTATTTCTAAAAGAAATAGCATCGGCTGTTCCATAACAATATGGTGAATAATATAAAATCTGTTCAGGAGTAAGTTTGAACCCTACACCGTCATTTACATAGTTTCTAAAGTTGCAATAGATACGTTCCATGTCGATTACATTTCTTGGGATACCATCGCTCAGTAAATGAGATAATACTGTAAGGTCGTCATTTTTCTTAAGCTTTAGCCCATTTCCGATAAGTGTTTCAGCAAGCTCATGTAATGATGTCCCCATAGCCTGTGCGTAGCTACTCACATATTTCTGGTAAAGCTGTTCATCTGAATATCTAAGCCAGTGAGGTTGACTAGGTGATAACGTAGCGTGTTTACCGCGTAAGTCGTAATGCTTTTCAAATATCAATGTAGTGTCCTCCTTATGTATTGAAATGGTTTTGAAGTTCTGCCATAACTTCATCTTCATTTTCCGGAAATATAAATGCTGCGTAAGACATCTGATTCATCTTATCTACGTAGTAATCTTGGTTTGGCTGATGACTAGCTGTTGCACTTTTTTTAACTTCTAGTGCAGCCCAAGTATTCTCGTAAAATATGGTCAGATCCGGAATGCCCTGCAGATATGTTGGATCATTTTTCAGTACAATGCATCCTGGAAATTCATCTTTAATTCTCCGAATGAGTTTAGACTGAAATTTAGATTCTAACATACAACCACCCTTTCTTATTGATGGACCTTATAGGAATCGAACCTATTACGTTTCGCTTATGAGGCGACTGTTCTGCCAATGAACTAAAGGTCCATAAATATAGACAAAAAGAAGGCGCAATGTTTGTCCGATTTGTTGTTGATTGACTGCTTGTTTTTTGCAAATCGGGAGACATTGTACCTTCTCTTCATAACAGGATAAGTTTTAGTGACGGGCATCGAGTGTTGTAAAAATAGTAGTTTTTGGGCAAAAAAAGAAGAGCGCTTGTTTATTTCGCGCCCTCCTAAATATCATTCTACGAATTCAAAGTGTAGTCCAGTTTTTGTACTTAGTGATGCTTGATTGGCACATCTACTAATAGCACGTCTACCGATACCTGTATCGCGTGAGCAGTCATTAATTGATTTGTATTCTTTACCGCTCTCGACACATTTTACTTTTCTATTTCGTCCGTTCTTTTCTGATAAAATATCTTTAGGTTTTCGCCACTCTAAATTACTGGCTTCTGGATTAGTCTTGTCTCCATCTTTATGAGTGATGACCATACCATCTTCATAACCGTCAACAAACATTCGTCCGACGAGTGTACTTACATTTCTTGTATATTGCTTACCGTCTTCTGTAAGACTTACTCGTGCGTATCCTCGATCTGAAATATATGTAGACATTGCTCTTCCAGTTTCATGGTTGCGAACATTCCCCTCATTACTGATGTCGTATCGTGGGAACTCATCGCAATGTTTCCATTCTTCATGCTCCATTGGTCTATACCTCTCTTTCCAAATTTCAATAGACTAACAACTCTGTAGGAGAACACTGCAACGCTCTAGCTATTCGTTCTAGGTTATACATACTTGGTGTTGCTTTAGCGTTCACATATTTGCAAATCGTTACATGTGAAATACCGCTTAGCTTAGCTAGTACTTCTTGTGACATCGCGCTATGAAGCATCTTTACTCTTAGGTTTCTTGAAAATCTGATACGATACTCTTCTTCCGAAATACTGTCTTCAGATTCTGGATTAAGCTCTTTATTTCCTAATGGTTTTAATGTCGGTCCTATCATATCAAAGACCCAGAATGTTCTATCATCTAATCGTACAGTAATTTCCATCTGTCCGCTTGGAAACCAATTTATCGTTCGTTCTGCATACTGTGGATACACGTTAGCATAATATTCAAACATGGATTCCCAATAATCAATTCCTTTCTTCATTACATCCTCCTTAAACTAAAATATCAATAATTATTACACAGCCAATTAATATACCGGTAATTCTGCTAAAAACAAAAAATTACCGGGTTTATTTATATTAATCATCAAATTAAACAATTGTTATAAAATACTAAACAATCCTTTAAACAGACTCTTATGGGAATATAAGGGTATATAAATTTTTTACGAAAAACAGCCAAAAACGAATTTTGTGTACACATAAATACCCCATTTTCGACGATTTTAGCCCAAAAACAGCCAAAATTACGTAAAAACAGCCGAATTATGTGTACACATAAATACTAATCTTGAATTACGTGTACACATAAATAGCACGACTTTTGTGTACACATAAATAAAAAATACGCCAAAAACGAATTTTGTGTACACATAAATACCCCATTTTTGAATTACGTGTACACATAAATACTAAAGAACATTGTAGCCATTAACCGTTAATTTATACTGATTTTCTATCAATTTTTCAATAACTTCTGTACGATTACAGTGATGTGATTTACAAATAACATCTAGTTTATTGAACGTATCATCTGTAGTTCTTACATGAATATCCTTATTACGCTTCTTAATTCCGCGAATAGGCCTACCACGTTTCTTACTATTCTCTTCCACCAACATTACCTCCATGTCTTAGATAAAATAAACCAACAACGTAAGATAATGTATCACTTGATCAGTGGTATACGAAATCTTATTAAAACTTGCCTTTAACGGATCGACTATACAGTGCATTAGTAGAATTACACCAAGCTGCCAGGTCATACCAAATACGAAATAAAACGGTACACAATATAATAAACAATGCACCAACATGTGATATCGATTCTCGCCTTTAGTCTTAGCGATAAAATCACACTGTAACGCATAGTCACCAATTAAATGGCAAGATATCAATAATAAAATTTTCTCAAACATAAACTATCACCTCATAAAAACTTTAACACCAAGCCCAGACTACGGCAGTAACAATTCCAATAACATGTAACACTATCCATATTATAAAAACAATTTGATAGAGAACACTATCCTCAAAAGAATCGTTAAAATTATCTATTATGTAATTCCACACATAACAATACACAATAAGCCCAACTACTATACTAGCTATGCGTATTCCGAGTTTTAAATTTTCCATAAATATAATCACCCAACTAATCTACAAATACTTCGCGCAGATGAAGAACGCAAAACAAGCCACAACCAATCCAATCAGAAGCGGTTTTAAAATATCAATGAGTCCACCGCTAACTAGATCCGCAGGCTCTATCTCTTCTATCTTCTCTGGAGTAATCTCTCGTTTATACCACTTACGAAGTTCGCGCTTAGCCCCATATTTAGTCCAACAATACTGAGTTTCGTTAAACCATATATCATCGTCCTTATACTGCACTTGACCAAGCCATAATCCCAAACGTTTAGCATACTTAACTCTAAGTTTCATTCTTATGTCTCCTTATAAACTACAAATCATCAAAAACACAAATAAAGCAACGACAAGTAAATGCATTCCAATAAAGAAACGACACCATATACTCATAACACGATCAAAGCACCACTTATCATACTTAGTTTCGATCCACTTATCCCAGTTAACAATAATCATAATCACTGCAACCGCGTAAAGAATAATCATACTCCAAACAAACATTACCATAAAATATCATTCCTCCTTTACACCAAGCCTACATTCAATAATCGCATAATAGGTACCATCATGTTCTTCACAATATCGTTTAAACACAGCTCTGTAGTCATCACCGACTTTTAGCTGTTCCTCATATACGATGTTTCGATCGGTATCCATAATCACCAGGTATGAACATTGCTCTATACTAATCTCTTTCTTACCTGTATCTCCGATAACCCATTTAGTGACAGCCTCAACATACTCATCTGCATACTTACGTTTAACCTCTTGACAAAGATCACAGCTGTGCTTTGACCGAATTTCTTGAACTGGACAGCCAGTACACCGTGTCGCCGAATCACACATCTCTTGTGCAAACATAACTACTTCAGTTGCAGTAAGCTTAGTAATAGGCTCAAACATATCATCGGTCCAACTGCAGAGCTCATAGTTCGGATCATCAATACGGTAGAAACTAGTATACACTTCAGATATCTTGACAATCTTCCCTAATAATGTATACATACGCCACGTAAAAATGCCATCGCCATATATATCGCCAACTGCTAAATCTTTTCTAACCCTTAATCTGTCCCCAACCTTATATCTCATACTATTGCCTCCTAATACGCTTCCACTACTTCAAGTTTCTTCAGATCCTCGATTGACCATACAGTGGGAGATATATTTTTAACCATTGGAAACTGTACGTCAAAACCACTAATATACGTGTAATCGGAGCCCGCAACACACCCTCTAGTAAACCACTCATACTTAACTGCATAAACCTTCTTACATACAAATAGTTTACCATCCTTGTCTCTAACAACATATTTATAAGTATTACCAATGTAATCAAGAAACCTTCTATCGTTCTTAGAAATCACAGGTCTCTCAATATATTCCGAGTTCGCCCATGTACGTATCCTATCCCTACAATACGGATTGGTTCCATCGTAAAATATACATTCTTTACAACTCGTTTTTTGACATATACACGGTTTCCCGTCCGCTTTAACAGCAATAGTCTTCCCATCCAAATATGCGTCTATAATTTCTGTCATATACTTTTCTTTATTCTTCATAAAATATCAATCCTCCTTAACAACAGCTCTAAGCTCCTTAACCGCATAATAAGTACCTTCATGTTCTTCACAATACCGTTTAAGCATCTTACTAAGACTATCACCATGCTTTATTCTCTCTTCACAGACAATATGTCCATCATGATCCTTAATAATAGCGTAAGCACAATATTCTGTCTTAATCTCTTTTTTCTTACTAGCATCTCCGACAACCCATTTTGTGACAGTATCTATAAACTCGTCTGTGTGCTCTATCTTAACTTTTTTACAACTACAATAGCTGTACTTTGGATCGAATTTCCATAACGGGCAGTTAGAGCACCATTCGCCCGAGTCACACATAACTTGACCAAAGGCAACAACTTCAGATGTAGTAAGATCAGTTATGGGTTCGAGCATATCGTCGGTCCATACAAATGAAATACAGTTGCGTGCACGATAATAACCAGTATACGCTTCAGATATTTCTACAATTTTCCCAAGCCAAGAGCACTTTTTCTTATCAAATAAAACCCCACCATATACATTACCAACTGTCAAATCTTTTCTAACTCTTACTCTGTCTCCAGCCTTATATCTCATACCACTACCTCCTAATATTCATCTACAACTTCAAGTTTCTTTAAGTCTTCAATTAGCCATGGTTCGTCATCGCCCCATTTAATCATCGGAAAGTCAACATTGCATTTTAGATACAAGCCAGCACAAATACCTTCCTCCCCCCAACTGTTAAAATATCCTAACTTACACGGCTTTGACTTGTATGTAAACAACTTGCCATTCGCATCCCTTGCTATATACTTATCCTCATCTCTGATATAATCCAAAAATGTTCTATCACTCTTAGAAATCACAGGTCTCTCAACATACTCAGAATCAGCCCACTCCTTTCTCGAATCATAGCAAGCATAGCGATTCATCTCATTAAGTAAACATTTACCACAATGCAGCTCATGACACGACACGGGACTTCCTGTGTGTTTATCTACACCAAAACTACCATACTCACAAACAATATCTACAATCTGCTCAGCGTACTTCTCTTTATTCTTCATAAAAATCAATCCTCCAATCTCTGACCACATCTATCACAATAAGCCTGTGTTGGTACCTTATGATCAACCACATAACCGCACACCGGGCAATGCATAAGATGGTCATACCCCATATATTTACACCTCTTGATATTCTTAGCTTTAAGTCTCTGGTACTCTTCCCATTCTCTTATATTGAATCTACACCCTATCATCTCCTCTCGTTCTTTTAGATGTTTATATTCTTCCATCTCATTTTCTGTAATTAAAAACATCTTCTGTGCCATGTTTGTTCTCCTTTCCAAATTATCAATCAAAAAAGAAAAGAGCCCAAGTCAATTATGACTCAGACCCTCAAAGGTAAAATATCATTATTTAGTTTCTGATTTTTTATCCATAATTCTATTCGTAACATAATCACCAATAAGACTACCAATTAGACAACCTCCAACTCCAATAGCCCAGCCTTTAATCAGACCTTTACGATATAACATACCGCCCCAATTAATTAAAGCCTTTGCATTCCCGCTGGTTTCAGCTGCCAATTTAGCAATAATTAGTTTATCATCTGTCGTCATCATAATGATTCTCCTTTCAGAAATATAAATTTTTATTTACCATAACAGCCCAAGAAATAGTCGCGAGAAACAATCATACAAGTTTTCTACCACAGTTCGGACAATATTTAATCAGAATATCAACACGAGCAATACTACCAATACCAGCAAGAGCATATAAGTCAGCCTGCAAAATAGGTTTTCTAACAGTGTCTGCCTCAGTAATATATAATCGTAGCCCTAATACATCAGAAGAATCACCAATACCAATGAAAGTGCCACCAATATCATTTGTCATATCAGACTTACCACAAATAGTTTCAACTTTACAAAATTCACACATAATTAATACCTCCTTTAAAATATAGCGGTTCTAAAAAATGAGACAAAAGAAGAGTCTAAGTCAATTAAGACCTAGGGCTCCTCTCGAAAGCTTATTCTTTAATCCCACCATGCTTTTCTACCAACTGATTAACAATATCAATTGGAACATACGCAAACACTGTTTCTGTTGTATCGGGTTTATTCGCATAATCAGCGATAAGCTCGTCCAATTCACTCGGGAAGCCTAGTTCTACTTCACTGTATGGCCACGCTCCATTTTTACGTGGTACACAATAATGCATACTACTAGCTTGTACCGATATCATGAATCGGTCAGCACATTCCATACGCTTAATTACGCACAACTCCACATCTCCAATTACGGTGCTTTTGTAGTTCTTTTTTAAATACTCGTTAACCTTATCCATTTTCGGTCTCCTTCCTGAATCTAAAAATACCCTTCCATAACAGCCCATGTAAAGTTAGCGAGTGTTATTTCTTTTACCACCAAAATTAATTCCAAACAAGACACTGTTAGACTCCGGAACATTCAAGCCAATGATAGCACAAGTTAATCTTATCGCTAAGTTACTATCCCCACATTTCTTATAGAATTCTGTAAATGTTTCGTAGAACAGGTCAACAGCGTCTTTTATATCCTTATCCATAATTATCAATCCTCCTAATATTCATCCACAACTTCTAGGTTCAGCAAATCTTCGACTAACCAAGGTTCATTATCTTCCCATTTCACCATAGGAAAGTCTGCGTTAAAACAACTAGTTATACGAGTAGGACCAGAAGTGCCGGTGCCCCACATGAATAAGGTGTTATACTTACTGGGCTTTTTAATATAAGAATACAACAGCCCATTTTCATCTCTTGCTAGGTATTTGCGATCCTTTTTCAGACATTCAAGTAATACTCTATCTGCTTTGCTAATAACAGGTCTTTCAACATACTCCGACTCGGCCCAGGTAAGTCTATCGCTGCTACAGCACCCATTGATAGCATCATAAATTAAACAATCCCTGCATTTAAGGTGTATACACATCGACACATTACCATTGCGTCTATTTACACCAAAACGCGATCCACTGCAAGCAATCTTAATAATATCCTCAGCGTACTTTTCTTTATTCTTCATAATTATCAATCCTCCTCAGAATCTAAATACTCAATATTATCATAATCGTTCACGGTAATTCCCCAAATCTCAGACGGACTGAGAACACCTTTATGTAGTATATTAGTCTTCATAAAACCTGGATTTCGTCTTATGCATAAAAACTCATCAACCGATAACGGCTCTGGAATATCATACCTCATTTCTTTTGCCTGTTCGCGAATGCAATCTGCCATATATCTACTAGGTGCTATAATAGTAGCCCCTGTCTCAGCCGATTTCATAATTAATACTGTGGTCTTCCCACATCCTCTTGGTCCCATATAAATTTTTGTATCCATAACATTTACTCCTTTTAACTTAAACGTACAACAAAAAAAGAGCCTAAGCCATTTCTGACCTAGACCCCTTCTGAATCTGAAAAAATACTAACATCACTTGCTCTTACCACCACGAGTTTCTCTCACTGTCTTTTCACCGTCATAATATACAATTGTGATTTTCATACATTTCACCTCCATTTAAGTGAAACCAATTCTATCACAAATATAAATTAAATCAAGTATTGACTTATAAGAACTAGAAAAACAAAGGGGCAAGTATACCACCCCTCTGAGAAATTACTGATGAATATAAATCTCATAAACATCAAGATTATCATCATTGTAAATATCAACTTCGAATTTCATACCCATACATTCAAATGGGTAGTCTTCATATAGTTCAGCGTCATTAGGTAGTAATAACGTTGTAGATCCTCCATCTGGAAAACCTATAGTTATACCCCAATTAAGCGGACTTTTAATAAAGTACACTTGAAGTATGAACAGTTCGCCTGTATTGTCGACCTCTAATCCAATATTTACGAAATCACTTTTACGACTCACCTGAATTCCTCTTATATTTTTGTCCATATTGAACCCTCCTTTGTTTTTTTTCATAACATAGTAGGATTCTATCGCGATTTCTAGTAACCTCTGTACTTTAATTATTCAGCCAGTCCTCGAGCATCTTTATAGCAGCATTTTCATACATCTTATAAGTCTCGTTTACTAACTGTTCATTAAACATATCTTTGGTCTTACACTGACCATCTGGATAATCTTCAGGATTGGCTACTTCTATCTCACATCTCTCGAAAAATGGACAGGTAAGACATTCATGAAGTCTCCGTACATCTTTTCTATTTAATTTCATTCTCTGAACACATCTCCTTCCTTAATAAAAATACTAGTACATTTTGAAAGGTACTCACATTCTTTACCACCCATTTTACTACACAAATATTCAGATCCAGTTAAATGTGGGTAATTACAAAGATAACATGTTGCAAGAATACCGTGAATATGGTACTTACTTATAAGCTCTGCGTGACGTTCTCTATAGTTTTTAGGAATATCATTTATCCGTGTAATATAATTCCCAAGTGTTATAGAATCGATAAGTTCTGGATTGTCGTATATATTACCAATAACTTTTACTCGTGTTGTATCTTGCGGATATCTACGTCCAAGCCCACCTTCAATAATACTATTCTCATCTAAAACCACCCCGGATCTACTGCATGGGACTGAATAAATATCTTCATGTCTATCCCAAATACCAATGATATCACCCTGGAATATTTTCGTATTATCTTCAAAGCTATCATATACAGCAAATTCCAACAATCGCCCAACGGTATCCGGATATACAGGTATTGTGTCTATGAACGAATAGATATTACAGTATCTAAAATATCCAGTGACCCACTCGTCAGTATCCCTGCGTTTACCTCGATATATAGCGAAATTACTTCTCAAAAATATTAAACCTCCAATCTCAGACCACAAGGTCTACATAAATAATCACCAACGCCTAGGACAAGTTAAGCATTCGTGAAGTCTTCTAAGATCATTCCTGCTCAGATTCATCTACAACACCCCTCCGTTCATCAGGATTCAAATGTTCAATGTTATCGCCGAAATCAGTAATAGTAGTCCCCCAGATTTTAGCAGGGGCGAAAAACTGCTGTAATACAATCTGAGCCTCATCAACAAGAAGACCTTTACACCTAATGTCAGTATTCATAAAATGTTTATTCCGCTTCATATAGAAGACCTCTTCGACTGAAAATGGCGCTGGAATATCATAGCCCATGTCCTTTGCCTGCTTATAAATATAATCGGCCATGCATCGGCTAGGTGCTACGATATAAGCTCCAGTTTCTGCTGACTTCTTAATCAATGTTGCTGTCTTACCGGAACATCTAGCTCCTACATAAATATCCATTCTCTTCATAATAATTACTCCTTTTCTTTATCTCTTAATGTACAAACCAATTCATATATCATCTCTTTAGCTGTAAGGTCTGTGCGAGCTTTCATAACGCCCTTGAAATAGTACTCTACGAAAATATCAATAGCTCTTTCTCGATTATCCTCACGAAGCCAAACCATACCATTAAATACATCGCCCTCAACACCACTACATAGATACTTATGCCCGTTATGATACGCTTTGACATATGCACGGCCACGAGTACAGTTAGACAGAAGACCGTATATATCATCAATGTATTCGAGTGTACCTCTCCTGGTTTCTAAGTCTCCACCAAATAGCCAGTACAACCATACCTCATCCATACCTACTCCTCCCTTAACACATGTCCCAAACCATCGACATAACACTCGTGCCAAATTGTGATAGGCTTTTCATCACCATCTGTAAGGTCAATCCAAGCTGCCAACACTGTATAATTAAATCGCATAGTTTCTACAGCTAACAACGCCGAGTCCAACGATAAACAACAGTCATATGAACTGATACGATAAGCACGTCTATCAAAATTATCCTGAATAATAAAGTTAGTCCAATATCTTTTCATTCTTACCACCCTTTCTAAAAGAAAAAGAGAAGCTATTTAAAGCCTCTCTTAATATTGTTCATCAATCTGTTATAAACTACCCCCTGCGTTTGACAACCATGGGTCGGCACTCGGCAGTTTTGCCGTATATTTTTTCACAAACTCATCTGGTGCAATACGAACAGGATTTTCAAAAGTATCAACATTAGCTTCATATGTTTCTGACTCGGCATTCTGCATATCAAATAACCAATCTGTCATAACGTCCATAGCCCATGAAATATCAAATGTGCTACCAGCAGCTTTTGGATGACCACCACCTCCGTAATTATGAGCAATTTCAGTACCAAGATTAATATCATCTCGAATTGTACGATAGCTAACCCTGCCACGTGAAATATCAATCATAGTAATGTAGGCAAGCTCAGGATGTATCTCACACAGACGATTACCGAGCTCACTAAAATACCGCTCAGCAAATATAACACCATATGTATTACCCCACTGGTCTGTTTTAACCATAATCTGCTTCTCCTTTTGCTCTATATAAATATCAATCTCGTTCTGCTTCTGTTCGAGTAAGAGCAGGTCTGTTTCTGAGAAATATGGGAATGTATGCATAGGTGATAGAAGATATAAGTTGTAAATATTGTCCATAGTCCAATCGATAAACTTTTCCCGACCATAAATATAAAAGAGGTCGTTCATCTGCTTACTAACAAGCCCGTCTTCTCCAAGTTCTTTCCAACGCCATGTATCATAATTTCTTACAATGGTCACGAATCGTTTTATATTATTTTTCATCGCATGACTCGAATAACTACCGGATAGCGTGTTTCGCAAATATAAATAGAACAATTCGGTACCACTAGTCTTTACAGCATCTAAATATTCATATACAGTACACCAAAAGTAGTTATCCAATCTAAGAGCAGTTCCATGATGGTCAAATAAACGTACTGTTCTCTCAACCTTATCTAAACAGTCAATCATACTAGCTACCTGATCGGAGACCGAAATGTCAGTAATGAAAATCGAATCGTAACTCCTGTACAGATCTTCGTTTTCCATGAACGATTCTACTTTATCATCCACATCATCATAGTTACAATACTCAACATCTACATTCTCTTTCCCAAATGCCAAATACGCCAAAACAACACATCCAATTCCATCGAGATCGGTGTGTGTGAATAATTTAATTTTCATAGATTTAAATCTCCTTTATTTGTAATATAAGTCACGCTCTTCCAAAGTGTTAAAGTGTGGAGGATTATCGTAACTAGTACTGCCACCCTTGTTTTTCGTCTTTTTAGGTCTACCTACTTTTTTCTTAGCTGGTTTTGAATCAGCATATGACCCCCGAATATCAGAAACCTCTCTTTGTAATGCCTTGACAGTATTGTTAAAATTCTCCCGAATATCTTCATAAGACATCTGCATCCATTCTTTTCTCTGAGCACACTCTTCGGGACTTCCGCATCTCATATACTGTCTATACTCAAATAGTAAATTATCCAATGCCTTCTTTCTTTTTACATCAGACAGACTACTACAAAGTTCTTCTACGATTTCTAATTCTTCTGGTGTTAACATAATATTAATTCTCCTTTTATCTTACTTTTTTGATATACAGATGAATATCCGAGTCATTTTCAACAGTTTTGAACTTATATACTCTGGATTGTAAAATATCGTCTGATAACGCTTCCATAGCAACAATAGCTCTTGCTGAGAAACGACCACATGGCTCATATACATGGACTGTGATATTCTGCCTCTCATCGAGAATTTTCAAAACGTCAATAAGTTTAAAACGACCGTTCTCCATTACATTTTCGCTTTTCTCAATATATTCCTCTACATTTTCAAACACAGCTAATGAGACTAAATCAGTTTTAGAATAATACCACAAAACATTATAATAAAGGATTCCTTCCTCAGCCGCACATTTAATCTTCCTGATAGCCGTGCCATCGTCATCAAGTAGTTTTAAATAACTAGTACCCGGCTCGTAAAAATCACCGTCAAAATATGCCTCTCTATGATATAAAATAGCTTTGTATTCTTTAACTGTAGTTTTACCACTTCTAACATAAGCCCATACACTTCCTATACATTTCATAATATTAGTACCTCCTTACTTTACAAATAAATACATACATATACCAACATGTAGCACATCGTAAGAATCAAAATCATCCAGTACTCCCAGTTGAGAATACCACACCCCATATGATTTAAGATAAGACCTTCACCTAACATAATCAGTGTGCTAATAATAAATCTAAGAATGTGTCCCATTACTAATACCCTCCTCTATCAACTGCATTTTCAAAAGGTTCGTAAAAGTAGTCTTTCTTCTCTGCAGTGCTTCTTCCAATTTATTAATCTTGTCATTCTCATCTTCCATGAAAATATCAATAGCTTTAATTTTATCTGCTTCTGGGAACCACACATTATGGTTATACAGAACGCCTGGCTTCGGGTCGCAGGTCAGTACGCGAAGAATCTTTCCATCATCGTTAATAATTCTAAATATAGCCTTATACTTACCCCGTATCTGTAAATCTCCGTCATACTCATAGAGCTTTCCTCTGTAAAAATTGTATAAATGCACTTTCATAAATATCGATTCTCCTCTATATTCTTACACCGTTTTCGGGCACGTTTCGTGAAATACATATAACGCTTCATTCGACAATCTTTCTTGTCCGCACCATTAAGTAAATACGAATTTCGTGCTTTTCGCTTTTTATTTTCACTTGCCATTATTCACAATTCATCCGCCTCTCTTTTTGATTATTTTTAAAAAGAAAAGAAGCCCATGTTTAGGACTTCCTTCTCATTGGATAACCATGTATTTTTAACCAATTATTTGACCTAGCTTGAAGCATAGCTGTTTTATATTCCCGAAACAATCTACCAGCGGTACACGTAGCGTCTATCACCCCAATAAATGCTGCCGGTACAATTTTTTCAGGAATATAACGTTCAGCTGCTTTCTCAATAACATTTATATTATAATTCAGTCTCATACTATTACCTCCTATAATAGAATAGAAATAAATCGCGAAAATATAGTTCATCAAAGCATCGCTTCCTCTGCTTTGAATTTAGCTACAGCATCATATATAAGTTTCTTAATAGCTTCATGATTGTCAATAGAAAACCTATCTGGTAATGAAACAGTCCCGTGATATATCTTTTCATTTAAATTGCTATAAGATTTAACATTTGTTCTAACCATGCAACTACTATATATAATTTCACGTGACGTTATACCGATACCATCATACATACGGAATCTAACCCCACGATTTATTTTAACATGCGCTAATTCTTTACCATTACAAATAGGATATTCTTCAATACGCATTTCTTCCAAGTCAGTTCCTTGATGCAAACAAACATAACGTTCAGCATCTTCCCGATTTATACATATCGTTTCAATATGATAGTCTGAATACTCACCAGCAGTCACTACATATACTGTATCTACCTTATTCATACTGTACACTCCCTTTCACACCAGACATGTCTTTAATAACTTCATTGATTATCAATTTAGCTGCTTCTTTTTGCCTATCGTTCGATAGAAAATCGAGATTGACGTTGATATACTCTTTTCTGCAAGTTAAAATTATGCTGATTATCTTGTACATCTCATTTTTCTGATCTACACTAAACGTATCGCATACCATCGGTATAGTCATAATACTCTCCTTTTATCACGCTTCCTCTAATTCGCCAAAGATTTTTTCATAAGCATTAATGTCATATTTAAGTAACATATGTTTAGCTTTTTCTTCATCAATAGCAAGAGCACCACCTTGTTTAAATACAATATCCTCAGCGTACTTTTAGTGATTTATATAATCTTACCTTCACTGCCCGTTCGAGTAGGTTGAAAGTATGCATACACTTAGTAGATATACAATCCATTTTATCAGTATCGTATTTCAGATTATTAAACACATAAACCATAATAAAATTACTCCTCTTCTGATAACTAAATTTAAGCTTCCAATTTCTCCAAGAATTTGTCCAGATCATCGCGTAACTCACGAACGTCGTCTACCGACAAGTGCTCAATAACCCAACGTTCATAATCAAAATTAGAGCTTCTATCTCTAGCTGCTACTAGAACTCTTCCATGCTCATCAATAGACTTATCCCAACCAATGCGCAAATCCTTGTTCTCAAATATTAGATTAGTAAACATACCTACTCCTCCTCAATATTTTCTATAGTGGTAATACGTGACTGCAGAATATCACTCAAACTTTCACCATGCTCAGCTTTATATTTAGCCCACATGTAATTGTAATAAAATGTTGGCGAACGTCTAACCCCAAGCAACACAAGAAACTTATACAGCTTACCGTTAATGCATTTCTTATTCCAATCTTTCCATACTTTTAATCTTAATAACATTGTTTTACCCCTTTCTTTCTACGATCTCCTTATATGCAGTAACATCCCAGTTATTACCATCGCCTGACCAATCTAACAACCATCGAATTTCGTCGATAGTCAATTTCAGAACATACTGTTTGATAAATATATGCATAGGTAAATCATTCTGAAAATACTGATAACGGCATCTATACAGAACATTATCTCTAAGATTCGCCATATTTAATTCTGATGTACTAGGTCTACCACGTTTGCTTTCCATAAACTCATTTCTCCTCTCTAGTAGATACAGTCACACTAAGTTTACAGTCATAATTACTCCCACGTACCTCCTTCGCATTAAGACACAGAAAATCTAAAGAAAGATATTTAAGAGCATATAGTGGTCTAATAGTACCAAAAGGATGAAGACGATCGTTGAGATATAAATCTACCTCTATATCAGGATCTGTTACCATCAAAATATCATTAAGTGTCATAATCAATTCCTCCTTATACTTTCATTACAAAAATAAAGAGCCTAAGTCAATCAAGACCTAAGCCCTATCGGTTTAGATTTCGTCCAAGATAATTCCCTGTGGTTTGAATTTTAATAGATATAAAGTCTTATCCTCGCTGTATTGTCGATATATTGCAAAAATATCGTTCACAGTCATTCCTTTTTCGTAAGTCCAACCAACTAACTGCCCATTCTTTGTTTGTTGTAATTCCAGCATACCAAGAACATTGTTTAAGAATAAATATCCTTTACAATTTAACAAGTCACATGCATAGTTTCGTATATGTTGTAAAGTCATTAAATCTCGCTCAATGCACCCTGTCCACAACAAGCTGTTCTCGTCAAAAATTCTGCTATAGTCGTCCTCATCAAGCTGAATGACTGCAATATCAGTACCAACGTTATCGCCAGACATAAGCTCTCTCAATTCATCTACTGTTCCTTCAAATTCAATTTTCATAATTCATTACTCCTTTCGTGACTACAAATCTTTTACCATAACAGAATATGATTTATTCGCGTCTACCGCGTACGGTTCTTTTATACTCTTTGCTCATTAGATCAACAAAAATATCAGAGCGAGTACGTCCTGTCTTAGCACTCAACTCTGATAACATATCTGCCTCTTCATCGTTTAACCGAATCCGAATACCTTTTCGCTTAGCGTTCACTTTTGGCGGTCTACCTCGCTTTTTAATCAAAAATATCAACTCTCCTTATCTTCTTCTATTCTACGTCCAGCCCCATAGCAATCCTGTAAGTATCTTCTATATACAGCCGCCATATCATCACGAGCTCGTCTCATAGCTTCGGCCATTTGCTCATCATAATAGGTGTTATTTATTGTCATTTTGTTATTATAGAGATCAGTAACAACAGCATCATCTATAAGTGGGTAATTCTCTCCTATAAATATTTCCATATCGCCAAAACCAGCATACGATATCCGAGCAAGTAAATCGCGCAACGAATCAACCGTAAATTGTTTTCGCATAAAGATCAGTCCTCCTCTTCTCTGCATATTGGACCATAACTGTCATTTAATACTAAATCGTGTATTGTACTATCAATATCCATTTTCTTGTAGACGTCACCTGTGGAGTTAACCCCATAGTTAGTTTCTTCATGACAACGCTTTAAGAACTCTGCTTTTTCATCAGTATTAAGGTCGTAGATTCGATTAAGAAATTCATCAACACTTAACTGATTTCCTTTATACAATGCTACATAATTTTGAACCCTATCTTCACGAATAACTGGTTCATTAGATATATGTAAGAACTTAAACAGTTCAGTGACACAATCGTTGCATAAATCGAATTCTATACCACGACCGCCGTTATAGAGACTTCCTAACGTAATATAGTCAACTGTTCGGTCTCTATGTCTCAAAGACATATCCTTACAATCTGTATAGTATTTACCACATCTATCACATTTCTTAGCATTACTCATAATTTTCTTTACCTCCTAAATTTAAACAAAAAGAAAAGAGACCCCTAAATTAGAGTCTCATCTCGCGCATCTGCTTAGCGATTTTTAATTTGCGTCTCCTTTCTTTTTCGATTTTTGTTTGCAATCGATCAATTGTCTGTGATATGATCATCACAATAAGCTCTATTACCATAATGCTTGTCGGTACGTCTATGCCAAATAAGCATAGATTCACTGCCATCATCATTAAAAACGCTGATATTGCAAAGATCCAATCCATTAATTTTCTCATAATCAATTCCTCCTTAATCTTTCTATAACAGCCCAAGAAAGATTCGCGAATTGGTGTACACACATCCTCAGCTCCCACATTTACTGTAATACCGATTTCAACTAACGTAATTACTGTATACACAATAAATATAAAAAGAAGAGCCCAAGCGTTATGCCTGAGCTTCATTCTATTTCAAGTAATTTTGGATCTGTTTATACAGACCATCACTCAAAATATACTCGTTATAATCTGTTCCGAATACAGAGCCTAATCTACACATTACCCTTTCTGGTTTTACTCCAACCGCTTCAAGTAATTGTATAAAATAAGTCTCTCCTTCTGAACCAGGTTTTACTTTCATTTTGTGTATTCCCATAAATGTAATCCTCCTTTTACTTTTCTATAAGAGGATATGTAATCATCGCGGACTACTTGCCAGCCTTATACTTCTTAGGTTTACAGTAAATATCGTCCAAAGGTTCACCTATACAATCCCTGCATGGTCGTTTATCAGCAGGCATTACATAATACCGACAAGTCTTACAATAGAGACCGAAACATAATTCTTTAACTTCATTCTCCACTGCTACTCATCTCCATTTCTACATACTCTCGATGAAGTACTGCAATCTTAAAAGCAACGTAATCACGAGAATTCTCATCTGGTAAATATCCAGCCAATAATCCTTTTACCACTGCTTCGAATTTTGTATCCAATTCTTCTTTTGTTTCTGTTCTGCTCATTTTGTCTCTCCTTTTTTCTAGGTCTTAACACACGCTTGTAGCTGTATGTGTCTCTACCGTACCAAGTTTCTTCACACATCAAATATCATCTCACTTATGTAATAATAAAAAATCCCACAAGCCTATAACAGACTCATGGGAATACCACTAATTAAATACTGTAAACACTTTTTATCTCAGTTGCTTTAAATTTAATCGGATTGCTGAACTTTTTACCATAGTCAAGTCTGAGAAGATCAGCCGGTACATTATCCACAGCATCAACATATTTGTCTACAATACCTTTGAACCTACTAGCTCTTTTAAATTAATCATATGCACATCTACCTCAACACTTTTGAAATATCACCGTCTCGTATTGTTATAGTATCCCAATCGGGTCCTGGTAGTTCAACATCAATTAAATACGCTACCCCAGGTTCTAATATTTCAACTACAACACCGTGACGTCCGTCTTTTAGAATTACTTTATCATATAATTTTACAGTCATTTCGACACCTCTTTCTTTGTTACATAAGCACTCGTTAATTTTATACTAGTTCCGTTCTTTTCTTGAATCCAAGCGGTGCATACGTTTGCCGTTTTTCCGTTTGGACCGTTTAAATTCATCACCTGCTGATACCGCATTCCATACCCGTCATCACCTTTTTCTTCCAATTTACGTGAATCGAAATTATCAGAAATATTAGCCATGAGCTCTTTATAATTATCTAATGTATATCCTAAAGCCACCTCAAACGCGTGTGCTTTGTCTGGTGCTTTATTTGGATTCAAAGCATATTGTGTAAACTTTTCTTCTGGCATATTGACCCTTTTAATTTTAGTGTTCCTATCCGAACTATTTGTGTTTAAAATCTCCTCATTACGATCAATAGGATAAGGCGGTCCGTTCTTTACACCCCACTTCATTCCTTTTACACCACTATGCACGATATCTTTGTTGTTGTCAAGCTCATTCAGTACTTTTCTGATTCGCTCTAAAATAATCTCAACAGACTTTCTGGTCTTCCTGCTCAATTTCATATACGGGCCATTTTTATCATACCAGTCAAATATCTCATACAAATTCTCAGACCGCCAACTGAATGACCACCAATCACAAATCATTTCGAGAATATAGTTTTCGGGCATATCCATGATTGTCTCAGCTTCGTCCGGATCGTCATGATTCAGAATCCAATACTGCCAGTGATGAGGGTTACGATGAATATGAAGCAGCCAAGCATATTCATAATCCTGAATAACCTGATATGATCTATTCTTACCATAGAAATATTCATCATACGGCTCGTACTCATCTTCGGTATTCTTGCTACGATCATGATCAAAACAAATCTGCTGCGTTAATCTCAACTCCTGATCAACTGGCACAAGAGACGGTATTTTATCACGAATGAACTCAAATGCTTTCTTCACGCCATCTCTATGATCCTGCAAATATAAATCATACTCTCTGCTCATTTAACATCTTCTCCCTTTTCTCTTTAGCTTCTGCGTGCTTTAAGTTATCATCTTCTCTCTTCAATTTCACTTCAACAGCACGTAACACATCACTTTCGCTAATATGAAAAATGGACTTAAGGAATTCGAGACAAATATATGCATCCGCCATCTCTTCCAAAAGTCCAATCTTATCGTCATAGCCACGAATATGTTTGCTTACTTCCTGCTGCAGTTCTGCAAATTCTTCCATTGCAACAGTACATTTAGTTTTCCAATTACAACTCTTTAGACTTCTTCCAATAATATTCTTACACTGCTTCTTGGAATAATGCGGAGCGTCTTTCAGTCCATTTACAAATCTTTCCCTATTCATTTCTTATCTCCTGTCTTTTTATTATTTCTTTATATTCTTCTACCCATTCGTCCGGTATTGGCTCACCAACCAATGCATAACGACACATAGCTTCATAAAGGATATCTTTTCTGTAATTATCACACATGAATTCCCATAAAATTCTAGGTATCACCCCTAATGGTGGTTTTGTTACACTCATCTCATATCTCCTTTAAACTTACTCCAAATAGAACACCACGGTAGTTTCTTCCAAGCCACCACGTCGTACCGTTCGCAGTAAATATCAGTGAATACGCGATAATCCTCAATTGGTGCTTTACCAGACTCATACACTTTGTATCCGTCAAACACTGTCTGTCTTGTATCATTGATCCATCTCTGATCCCATTTACGAAAATATAAGTACAGGACTTTTGGCTCGTTCACTCCATATCCATCCTGTACTGTACAAAGATACCAACCGTCTTTTCTTGGTTTGAAGAAACAGTACGGTCTCCAAAAGTTAAATATCAATGTTCTTACCTCCAATCAGTATATTAATCGTATTTAATATAGATTCTTCGTACCATATAGCTACTACATGGTTACGTAACAGCTCATCAGACAGCGAACCTATATGGTAACCTTGCACGATACACATAATTTCTTCGCCATCCTCATCTGCATTTAACAGCCTGATATCGTTTGCATTAATAAGTGGTAAGACGTCACGTAGTAGTACATCTTTGATAATCTTACTTTCTGCTTTTGTACATTCAATATTACTCATATTTTTCTCCTCTTCTAATTGAATTCATAGTCTTCTGATTCATTCTGGTAAATCATGATCTTGATTGGCTTACCATTGCTACCATCACTCTCAATGTGAATGATACCATTGAATTGCAAATAGTTATTACCATCCGGATCGACCATTGTAAGACTCCCATCTTCTCTTTTATCTGACACTGAAATACTAATCGGTTCCAATAATTCTGCTTTCTTTTCACTTCCACTGCAGCCTGCCAATCCAAGTGTAGCTGTAAATATAAATAATCCTGCTATAAATTTAGTCTTCATTCTCCTACTCCTTTTTAAATATGCGATATAATACCAGTACGGTCTCCAAAAGTTAAATATCAATCCTATAACCTACTTTTTAAAATAAAAGAGAAAAGACCCAGCTAAATTTAGCCGAGCCCTTACTCTAATTAGCGACTATAATCAAATATCAATCACCCGTATAGTTCCACAAGTTTCCATAAAATTCTCGTGCTTCCTTATATTCGTCGTCGGTAATCAATCTATCCTCCCTCGCTTTACTGAAAGCTTCTGCTCTTGACATCTGCACAGGATAATGATTATACATATCTTCGAATTTGTTATAAAGCTCGTTCCATTCCATTCTTGTCTTTGTCATACTTTTAATCTCCTTTCTGACTATTAGTCATAAAAGGAACAGTTTTTATCGCGTAGAAAGAAAAGAAAAGGTCTAGTTATTAGACCAGTTCTTCCAATTGTTTAATTGCCCTCTCATACCGTCTGGTGAACTCACCAAATGTGAGAGTATCCGCCTCCGTATTGATAAGCTCATAATACTCGAGGGCCTCCTCTGCGAACGAGATAATATCTAATACCCGATCATCACAGTGTTCAGCTAACTCTCTGTACTCACGACTTATTTTCTCTACGTCTTCAATACTTAACATAATAGTTCACCTTCCTTTCATTAAAGGACCAGTTTTTTTCGCGACACAATAATATAAACAATAGGACACCATTTCGGTTTTCATGGGCTTCGTTTCCTAAAACCCAGCTACGTATCAAAGTAGCCCTACTCCCCCGCCCAGAAGGCATAGGGGCTAGCCTCTACAGGTTCATTTCAAAAATATAAAAGAGAAAAGACCCAGATTTTACTCTGAGTCCTCCTCATCCATTCTTTTTTTCAGCCATACTTGAAACTTTATTTTGTTAGCATCATTCAATTCATTAAATAAAACATTGCCTACCTCGACTAGATTTACCAACTCGTTGTTGTGATACCCGTCGTCAATCAAGTATCTTACATTAACCAACTGAATCAATGCCTTCCCTAATTCTTCCTGTTTCAAATTTGTCATATAAATCACTCCTTTCTCATAATAGGAGTTGTAAATTTAGCGAATATATTTTTGAAATGTTTCCCACGGGATTCCAATGGGTGGTTCCCCGTTAGCCACGCAAACAAATATAAAAGAGAAAAGACCCAGATGTTACTCTGAGCCTTTTAGCATTTTGATGATGTTTTCTAGGTCCACAATTTCTTGCTTCATCCGTTCTAACTGCACTTCTAGCGAATGTAATTTAGTATTCAAGTCTACGTTATCGCCACACGATTTCTTATATTTTGGATGTTCGTTCATGAATATATTCAAATTATATTCCTGAATAATATACCCATCTTTTTTAGAATTCTTGTCTGCTTTAAGTGCACCATTTCTACACCATCTTCGTACCTGTTCTTCCGTTACATTTAGAAAACATGCAATATCTTTTACTTTGTAAACCATAAAATATCACTCCTTTCTATAATAGGAGCTGTAATTTTGACGTAGAAAGAAAAGAGCCCTAGTGTATTTCAACTAAGGCTCTAATCTTATTTAGTAATACTATGTCCTCTTCGCTCATACATATCAACGATCTTCATTACATGTCTTTTATTAAATTCCTCTGCTTGATCATCACTTCTTAAACCTAAAGCATGTAAAGCATTATGCATATCAATTAAGTTTGCATGATAATGAGTCGCCATATTAAGTATTATCTTTTCGATTGTCATAAAATATCACTCCTTTCATAATAGGAGTTGTACGGTTCGCGTCTACTTCAGTTCATTAGTTTTCTTAATGCATTTAGCCGCATTCTTACAAATATGATAGTGCTCACAACTTACTCGAATATCCTTAACCTCGTTGAACAATACATTACATTCAGCGATGACCGGCTTAATCTTAGTACAGTGATCGCAAACACCTTCCAGAAAATATCCGTCGAGTTTAATATTAGTCATTTGGTTTCTCCTCTCCAGTAATTAACTCAGAATATGGCAGTGCCTCGATCCACTTACAGAACTCACGCCACTCATCAAGCTTATGGTTCTTCCTGCTGTGATATATGTTAGCTAGAACTTCGTAGTTCATCAGAATGTTACGAGTCTGGTTATAGCTGCTCGGAAGAAGCTGAATCATCTGCCACCAAATATCTTTCTTGCTCGGGCACCCTTTAATCTCGAAATCATCTGCATTATATTCAATATATAATTTTCGATAATCGTTTAATACATTTATTGTTTCTTCCAGTAATGCTTTGGTGCGGATATCGAGATGCTCACAGCTGAAATCCCCCAACGTAAATTCCTTCTCAGCAATCTTATGCATAGTACTGCAAGAGTTTGCAACAGTACCAATTTTATAAGTATCAAACTCCTTCCACCAGTATAAAGGCGCAGTGATTCGCACATACACAGGCATCATTCGCATATACTTTCTATGGTCTGTACCAGCCTTAGACAATTTTTGCATAAGAGCGTAATCGTTTTCGCCTAATACATATCTTTGAGTATTACCACACCATTCAGGGCTAAATGCACAATGACCTGAACACAAACCGGAATCGCAACCATATCCACTGTTGCTCTTCTCCCAGCTATTCATCGGATTACGCATTCCTTCAATAATAAATTCCATCTGCTCCGGACTTGCCAGAACTACATTTTCTATTTTAATCATTCGCAATATCCTCCAAGTTCAATATTTACGATTTCATCAGCATCGATTTCCAAAATTTCCATTTCAATATCAGATATATCATCAACAATAGTCATCCACCCTCTTGCAATTTCTTTTTTGTAGAGTTCCTTGATTATTAAATCTTTAGCCGCTTCTGCTGTATCTTTTTTCGTATAAATACCAAAAATATTTTCGATATGACCATAACCATCATAATAAGTGTTTCCGTGAACCACATATAACATCATTAATCTTCATCCTCCATTTTCTTTTTCAGTTCATTACGCGCGTATGTACATGCCGAATCATTTTCGCAGCAAACAATAGTATCGTGTTCCGGAAAAGTTGTATAACCTTTATCAGAAACATAGGGTTTAAAATGACGGCAATTTTGACAATACGGTTCGACAACCAACCTAATCATTATGCGTACCCTCCGTCTTGCTTTTCTTTTCCATATCGTTGGGAATATCATACTCTCCGACCATACACTCCTTAATAAACTTAGTTATTTTATCCAAATCTCGTTTAAAATTCTTAATGTCTTTATCCTGTATTTCTCTCGGCTTATCGTTCCATAATTCTCTTCCTGATCTTTGTCCATAGAAGAAGTCCCATTTTTCAAGAATATCAAGAATCTCTTCTAAATCGCTTTTAATCATTGGACGTTCTCCAATATCTTTAGTTTTAAAAGATACCTGAACATAATGGGTATGTTTTTTAGTTCTTAAATAACAGATGCGAAGTATATAATCTCCACCATTTATAAAACTATGAAAACCTAACTTCCATACTTTAGAAACCAGATATGCGTTTCGACCTATCAACCCTTTTTTAATTTTAATCATCTATCTCATTGCCTCCAATACAATTTCTTTCTTACATTGAGGACAATTTATGTACATACCGCCTTTCGCGATACCAGGGAAACCGCCTGTATGAACTGTTGTCTTAGCTCTAATATCCTCTTCCTCAAAAGAAAATAAGCATCCACAATAATCACAACGCTTCTCCTGTTTCGTCCCTGGTTTAATAATTTTAATCATTTGTGTTCTATCCTTTCTTTGAATCCCTTAGCATACTTTTTAAGATCTTCTATTATCCTAGATGGCGCCATACGTTTTATATAAAACGCATACATTACAGATTTTTGATTTGTATCCATATCAATAAAATAGAACAACAATCTGGACCTGCGTGGTGCTAGTTGCATACGTAATAGAAGACCATATTCGACGGCTATTGTTTCAAGCGCATTTAAGAAATTGTAAGTATACATTTGTTTATTTTCATATTCAAGTACCACATTCTCATCATCAATATGGACTTTATCTACATCACAGATCAAATAACCATCATTGATGCAGACTCGAACATATCTCCTAGATTCTAAGTCAAGAGCATCTTTTAATTCACCAACTGTCATTTTCTACCCCTTTCTACGCTTGAGAAATAAAAGAGAGCCTTAGCTAAATATAGCCAAGACCCTCCGTCCTGTTAAAAACCAATTTCTTTATATCCTTGAATAAATGCTACTGCCATTTCACGATTATGCCACATCTTCTTTCCGATCAGCCCGTTATAGTAGAGTGCCTCGTTAGCGTCATTTAACATTTTTTCGTCTCTGTTAATTCAGCCGCTACCTTAGCCCCCTCTAAAAACCGGTTGATTTCTTTTAGTTTTTTGTAAGCTTTAATACGTTCAAACATAAGTATCGTCTCCTCCTTTTGGTTTTCTCATTAGAGGCTTTGTTTTAATCGCGAATTATTGTTCAAGAAGAATACTATCCAGTAAACGTTTCATAGCATTGGTGACATACGCATCTTTATCTACCATATTATCAAGCTCTTCATAAGGAAATACGTGTCTTAAGCATCTACCACTACTGTGATCAAATATACGGACACCAGTAGACTTTAAATCATCATAACGATCAAAGCTAATAGAAATACCATACTTTCTGCACAGTTCTATAATCTCTAACATAAACATCAATCCTCCAAATCGATATACTCTAATGAATCGACATACTCTTGACTCCAGAACCAATTAGTAAATGAACTCGCCCCCCAGTACTTTGCCGAATATACATTTTTATTCCAGTTATAAGCTTTCTCTATAACTTTTTGTCTGGTGATATCCTCGTATTCACTATTAACACATTCTATCTGTTTAATAATAGACTCACGTTCTGCATGTGCTCTGTGTATATCTACCTCGACTCCGGTATGCCCTATAATAATAACAATAACCGCAATACATGTAGCAATTCCACCTAATAACATACAAACACAACCGCCAATATCAAGACTGTCATATTTCCAGCTATCCTTAAACTTATAATGTAAAATAGCACCCACAATCATCACAAATATACACAACAAAGTTATAACCATTTATTTTGTCTCCTTTACAATGCCTAAAAATCTTACAGTCTCATCTCTAAGACACACCCAGTATCTCTTTCCTTTATATACAACTTCATCGCCGTCATAGTTATAATCCTTGTCCGGCTCGGAAGCATATGCTAATATCATTACTTTTGTAGTATTATTCATCTTTCCAATTCTCCTCATCAATAAACGGCTCGATTCTTTTGTAAACGTCACGCGGTACAAGATTCTTATACCCCCAGTCGAATAGGTTAAATAACGTCTTGTTATAGGATTCGATACATTCATAGCTGATACACTTGTCACACTGATCTTCCAGTATAGCTGCACGGTTATGTTCGGCTATTGCATTCAATAAAATTATATGATTTTTATAGGTGTTATTGTTTTTAAAATATAAAATAACCATTGCTATTAATATAAATACGTTAATAAATATCATCTCAGTTTCCCCCTTATGCTGACAGAAGGTCTTTAATACCCTCAAGTAATTCATCTTTGTCATCTTTGGCTTTCTTATCATTCTTGACCGCTACATCTAACGCTTCTTTTGCTTTAAGAACTTTATCTTTGTTCGTAAATAATGTGTCAATAGCTTCGTACTTAGCTACAGCGTCATCACGTTTCTTGTCAGCTGCCTCAATTTTCTTAAGGCACTCCTCGCGGATACGATTGATTTCTTCCTTGCACTCAAGACGAACACGAACTACTTCTGCCTCTGCGTTATTCTTAACTCTCTCAGCGTCACGACATACATCTGCATTAGCTTTAGCCACACGATCCGCATGAAATTTAGCGAATGTCTCCTGATCCATCTCTTTAAGTCTCTGAGAATATGCAGTCTTAGCTTCTGCATCCGCCTTTGCCAATTCTTCGCGCATTTTAATATCTTTAATACGTTCTTCCTCTGCGATACGATCAAGCTTAGTCTGATGAATCTTCTTCTCTTCCTTACGCTCAATATGTCCAGCTACCCAGTAACATCCAGCTCCTCCAGTAAATACTGCACCGCCTACTACCATCATCCATTTTCCGATTTCTTTAATTTTAGCTGTGTTCATCATAATCTGCTATCTCCTTTTCACCCCATTATTTTTGAGAATATTTTCAAGATCGTGAATAATTTCCTGCTGATGATTCACAATCCCAATAAGCTCGTTTACTTTAATAACAAGCATTTTATCGTTATGTCCATATTCATCAGCTACATACCATTCTTTATTAAGTCGTTTTACTTTTCTCTTTGCCACTGTTACTCCTTTCTTACCAGATCATAATCAGTCATACAGTCTGAATAACCCCTAGTATAAGCATTGTTTAACAGCATCATCATTTCGGATGCACGAATATTGTCACGTAGTATATCGACATTATATTTCTTGTTACAAGCCCTTCGTTTTCTTATTAATTCGATAGCCGCTGCCAACTCTTCTTTAGATACCTCTATGTCATAACGCTCGTTTATAAAATTCTTAATTACTGAAAATACAAAAGTATCTTCTGTTTCTTCGCAAGACATGATAACTCTGTTAGTGTAATCGTCTGCACTATAACCTAACCCTGTATCAATACGTAGCCAATCGGCTTGAATCGCTGCACTCGGAATACCTTGAATACTAATCGGTTGTTTAATATCTACCATACTTACTCCTTTCTAAATACAGTACCTGCTAATTATACTTTCCCAACAGCTATATTTGTTTTTCTTGCATACCTTCCTACAAATATCATTCTCTGTTAATACGTAATACAACACATCATACTTGAAATTCCAGAAACCACCCTTTTTATGGTTCAATACAGCGGCAGCGTCTAGTTCTTTCAACCTTAATACCATACGTTCAATTTCTGAATTCTTAAGATTACCGATATGCACGCAAACATAACGAAAGAAATTCAATGTAGCATACTGATCATGCCATCTTGCTCCATTATCTTTTAACTCTTTAATATAGGAATCCTCTTTAGCAATATCATCAGCTACTCGTTTCATAGAATTCCAATACTCCATCACCTGTACTCCTTTCCAAAAGAAAAGAGCCTCAGCTAAATATAGCCAAGACCCTCTGTCCTGTTACTTATGAAATCCCATTTTGATTACATTCCCTTCATCTGAACTTTCCGGTTCGTTATGTACCATACTTTGTGTAGAATTTCCGATTTCACTCGCCTCTGTTGCTAGTTTTTTTGCTGTACGTACTAAAGATTTACCAAACACCGTCCATGCAACCATGTCGATTGATTTAGCTACTGCTTTACCCATACACAATCCAAAACCTACAGCAAATGCTGCCTTTCTCAATTCTTTATGGTCTACTACCAATCCACAATTCTTCATCTCTGTTCTCCTTTCAAAATAAATTTCTAAGTATCCATAACAGCCCTTGTATTTTTCGCGTAGAGAGAATAATCAACGTACTCTTTAGCAATATCAAGATACTCGCTAGGATAACATCCAAGATTACCAGTAAATGTCCCAGCGTCGATTTTCCAGTTTGATCTATATAGACCGAGTTGCTCCCATTTAGATAAATATGAATGACACTCAGACTCCGAGATAGAATCCTGTATCAGGTCGATAACTTCTCGTACGGTCCATAAATCACATAATACGAACTTTATACACATTCTGAAAAATGTCTTTTCTTTATCGGTCATAATACTTACCTCACTTTATAACAATTTTATGCTTTCCTGATGAATTTCTTAATACTTTTAATCCGGCTGATTTAATATCTCCGATCTGCTCATTGTAGCTAATAATTTGACGCGTACAACCATGCATATAATTAGCGTACATTTTATCGAGATATTCTTCATACTCAGCTTTTCGCGAATAAATATCCATCTTCAACTTACCCATACATCTGCCAGTAGATTTATATGTATCCATATAATCAGTTAACATATCAATAAAATTATTCATTAATACCTCCTATTTTTCTAACTATTCTTAGTTTACAATAGTCCTGATCGTTATCAGTATAAACAACTTTATACCTATCATATAATCCTCTATATATCAGATATTTATATATAGCATCAAGCAGACCATTTTCATTACTTTCATACGATCCACCTATATCAGCACCATGTCGTACGGCTTGCTCTAAAATATGGTTAATCAAATCTATTTCGGTCTCGATAGAATTTAATGGTGCAGGTATTAACTTTTCATACTCTTCCAACATAATCAATATTTCCTTTCAGTTCTTATCTATGAATTTACGCTCATTGAAAGCCTTCTTCTGTGACAAAGCTCGAGATATAGCTAAGTCGATATTAGAACGAGACTTCAAATGATAGTAATACAAATCGATGTACGGTGTATTAAGTCTGTCTATACGTCCACACGCCTGCAGTAACGTTTTATAGCTGTAAGTCTGAGAGAAAAATACAATGCAATTAGTCTTGATGCAATTAAAACCTTCAGCACCCGAACTGTAATTGACTATATATACCCATCGTTCTGTCTCCGGTATTGCTTCATGAGCATGTCCTGAATATTCAGCAACTGCTACATCTTCTCCGTAATAAAGATTCTTTAAAATATCGCGTTCATAATCATACGAGTAAAATATAATCATTCTTGGATGTTCTTCAAACAGCTCCAGCAATTTTACTTGACGAGACACATCAGAATTAACAATCTTACGGAGAATATAACATAGCACTGATGCTTGAGATATTGGCTCTTTCTTGAATGGATCAAAACGTGTCTTCATGACTTCTTTGTAAAACGGTTTATCATATTCGACCCAAACATCTTCATGATGCGGTATTGTGTGTCTTCTAAAATCCATATTTATAAGAATTCTATCTCTTAGACGAATAAGCCTTGTTTCATTTCTATACCCCGTCACACTTGGATAGCTAGTATAACGTGAATATATAAGATGATTATCTCTGAAATCTGTACGATTACGAAAGAAACCGTTCGCAACAAATACAGTTTCGTAGTCTTGCCATTTATCGCCAGGGGTTGCTGATAATATGATCCACTCATTATACTTAGCGATCTTAAGAAAAGCCTTACACCAAGCCCCTTGTCCAGTAACCTTATCCTCGTCAAATATAAAGAACGCATCCTTAATATTTTGATATTTCTTAACACATTGCCAACTATCTATCACTACCAAATTACCATACTTTTCAGTCACATGTGTCTTCTTATCTGGATATAACAGAAATGGTGTAAGCTCTTCTTCCCACTCCATATCATGTTTTTTCTTAGCGGTTGTTATGATGTACAAGTCTGGTGGTTTCTTAGACATAGGCTTATAGGTATGATATCCTAAATACCCGCCATATGTACTGAAGTAGTAATATAATGAAGTTCTACTCTTACCGCTACCTGTACCGCCGTTAAGAATACAACCGGTAAACATTCGGTCTATAGCTCGCTGCTGGTGAGGATCTAAGAAATCAGTCTTCCTTGTCATTAAGAATCCCACCTCTAAAATAATCAGTAGTGTATGGTTTATGCTGAAATGCACTTCTGGCTATTGGAGATACCCTCGAATTAACCATATTGGCTCTTTTTCTATCAGATATCGATTCGCATATCGCCCTTTTGCTACCCTGTGTTGTGTCAAAATTCAGTCTGCTCATCTCCATATCCTCCCAGTGTTCTTTGATTTGATTGTGATTCTACCTTCGATATGGAAACCTGACAACTCACAAATAGTGAATATAGTATCTAGTAGTTTCTGAAATTTAGCACTCTCATCTTCTGCTGCTTTAATAGCTTTATATGCTGTAGGATCAGAATAACCCTCCGCATTTTTTCTTAAGTTATCGCTCATCTTGCTTCTCCTAATCAAGTAATTCTGTATCTATAATCTGGAAATTTGCTCTGTGAATATAAAGAGGTTTTCCATCTATCATAAGTTTTGTCATTTTAGGTAAATCGTCTGGGATCTCCCAGTATACTTCATCACCAGAATATGCTGTAATAGGTTGACCGAGCTGCGATTTAATTACCACGACACGACTTTTACCAAACATGTTTTTGTATTTATTAACGACACCAGTAATACTAGTCCAATCGGTAATACTGTCTGCATAACTGTAAATATCATTCTGACTGAATACTGCATCAGGCTGTAATCCATTTCCTTCAAATATACATGTATCACCACAGCTCTGAATCTGCTCCCCGTCGATATTAATCGTAATAACTGATGATAATTCGTATCCAGTAATGACTTCACCATCACTACTGTATGATGTGGTTTCTACTGGATTACCAACAATATTTATTCGATCTCCGGTAGCTGTCATAACAATACTTCCATAATTATCGTACGTACGAATCGTATAGCTATTACCGATCAGATTGCCTTTAATATCGTTTAGTTTTGAATCGAGAATAGCGCATCCCGAAATACTGAATACCATTAACATCATTAGAATTACTGCTGTCAGTTTTTTAATATTTTTCTTCATTAGTTTTCCTCCAAATATAAAAGAGACCCTCTGTTAAGAGAGCCCCCTTGCTTTTATCTCATGGCTTGTTATCAGCGTTTACCACAATATAGCCGTCTTTGCTACACCACATAACTTTGTCTGATAGAATATCTTCTGAACTAACCACACCACTTTCATAATTCACCTCATGTACCATAAATTTAAGTTCTTCAACAATATCATAGCCACAGTCAGGAATTATCATGAGTTCGTGTATAGATGAAGGTATCACAAAGTAGTCGTATCCAAGAGAATCACCAATCGTCTTGCGTACGTTATGATTTGCTATACAACCAGCGCCATATATGTGTTTTCTATTTGTAATAGCAAATAGTCGCATAACCTGTGGATCAATAGATAAACTTTTACCATATAGATTAGATGTCATCGCTGTTGATTTTTCTAAAAATGAACGAATGTCTGTAATATCAAAGAGTAATAGTGCTTCTTTATTCATTGCTGCCAACGCATCACGATACAGCTGGTTTACAGTAATATCCCAGTATTTCATAACACTATTATTGACATTGAACGAATACATGCCCTCACCATCTGAGCCAATATTTACTGCGAAATATCCAGCCCAGTCACCTACATATATCACTGGTAAATCTTTAATACGTTCTGGTTTAAGTTCTGGATCACACAAACGAATTTCCAATCTATCTTTGCAATCTTCGTATCTAATCAACATAATGACTCCTCCTTTTATTCTTCCCGTTCTTCTATTCTTACACGACCTCTCTCCCATAAATCTTCTCGCAATTTATCCATATCCAATTCACCTGATTCCCATTTCTTATAATAATTAATTACGTGTTCTGTGAACTTTGGAATCTTATCTGAATATGTTTTCTGCCAGTAATGATCCATGAGTACTTCCATAGGTAATGTAAGCATCAGAACCATAGATGTACGTACCGCATCTTCTGTTGCTTCTTTTTTAACACGCTTAAGCTCGACAGCAATCTTTTCGTTTACCATAGCTTCAAGCTGCTCTTCCGTTAAATTATAAGTAGCTGTCTTGTTTTTCTCTCGCTCAGCTCTACGCCTCTCTGCTCTCGTCATTTGAATGCCCACCCTTTACATTGTTACATCTTTCAATACAAATACAAATTCTACTAATAATACTTGATACTGACATGTAAATAAGAAGAGTGTACAGCATAAGTTCGATAAAAGAAATAAAATTCATCGTCTCTTCTCCTCCACAAATTCTCTTAATAATTTCTTAGCTGCTTCAACACCCTGGTTATAACGCACATTCATCGCATTATTGCCTGGTAGTTTAAGCTTGTTTAACTCTACAAGGACTTGTAAATATTCTTGTTTTTTCATACTACTTACCACCTTTCTTTTTGTCCGGAGTGTAATTGATCGGCTTGTGTGAATATTCATTTACTGCCTGACAAAGACACTCGTTACAAGGTTCTTCGTCCTGTGCACACTCAGCCGATTTACACGTTGGGCAATACTGCTCGAAATATACGATCTTGTTGATAAAGTCCATGTCACTCACCTCCTTCATCAATATGTACATCGGCGTTCTTTGCGGCATATCCTAATGAAATACACAGTAGCGTTATGATAATTCCGCAAAGGAATCCAATACCTGCTCCTACTAAAACCATCGTTATCACCTCCTAAAATATAAAAGAAAAAGCCCAAGCGTTATGCCTGAGCCTTCTTAAAATAATCACATGTTATCTCTGATACTAAATACGCCCTATACCTACGTAAAAACTCATACAGCACATAATCAGTTGTAAGTCCACCGAGTATGCGATTTGCAAAATCATCAACCCACATAGTAAATCCTAAATCATCAACCCACATAGTAAATCCTAAATCATCACGCGTTGTGATGTCGATTCGCAATGTGTTGTCTTTAACTCCACAATACACATGACCATAGATCCTATCCTTGATTTTGTTATACAATTTCTTCGTAAATACTATTTCATATTCGTTCATCCTAATATAATCCTCCTTCATTATTTTCATAAAAGAAGATGTTATTTACGCGAACATTGGAATCGATATATAGGTATGAACCACTTACCATTGACTTTTGTTGCCCCTGGGTATAGTCCTTTTCTACAATTCATGCGTATCGTAGCTACTGGTACCCCTAATTTTTGAGATAGCTCTACTGCAGAAACCATACCGGTTGGAACGTTCCCTGACACTTTCTTTTTCTGTTTTACAGATGCATTCGTAATCTTTTTCACGAGTTCCGAAGCATAATAGTTTGCCATTTCCATAGGATTGGTTGTATCGATAATGTCGTATCCGGAAAATATATTGCCAACCAGTTTAGTATTATTTGTTTTGTCTGGCTTACGCTCACGCTCTGCTTTCTGCTGAAATTTCTGTGCTTCAGTCATAGGCTGATAGCATGACATATCAATCCTACACGGATCAAGTGGATCTGGATAATTACATCCATGCGAGTTATTCCAGCCATACCTACAATGATTGCACTTTTCAAATCTAGGCATCTTTTTCTGCACCTCCTTTGTCTTCACAACTATAATCGTTAAAAGGATGGTCTAAAAATATAATGTTTTCTGGATGCACAATATGAATCTGCCCATTCTCTAATTCTACTATTGCTTCACCGTCTCCGATCCATCTATGGAATAACGCGTTCTTATAATTATCGGATTTCTTTATTTTCACCCGACAAGGTCTTAATGTATTTTCTATGCTTACTGCCCAGCTCATTAGTAATCTCCCCCCTTACAGATATGTCAATATAATGTATATAGCTGTTATAATAATCATGATGAATGCTAGTATGCTCACAATTGCATTAATACATAAGAATATATTTTCGCCTTTTGTAAATTTATTACTAGCGAATCTTAATTTATCTATTGTATTAAGACCATTCACATATATACGCCCCAACACATATAGTACAAAACTAATAACACACAAGATCAATGTAATCTTAACCAACATCTCTATAACCCCCATTCGCCAATCGGTTCACCAACTGTTCCAGCAGACCCATCACTATCTGTCGGTTTGAAATATGCCCCATCTAACTGAGGATACATGAACTCAAACATAAGATAATTTGCTGCATCTACTAAATATTCTGTGTTTTTTGTTTCCTTATACTTCTCGATACACAGCTCATGTGTAGCTAATGCATCAACAAGTTTGTCTTCAAAATTTGTTTGAGCCGGTCCGTACTTATGAAAGCTAACCTCAACTCTATTTTTTCTAAGAGCATCGAATCTATCCGAATACTCTTTTTTCATATTCGGTACTGCCATTTTATTATTCTCCTATTTAACTTTTAAATATAACCATTCGTCTCCGGTTTCATATACACCAAGTGCCATGAGATTTGCCTTGTCAACACACCTAACCCTGTCTGATAATGTATGAGATTTATGACACAGGTAATATCCACCACAATAAATCTTCCCACGATCATGCATAACACATTTAAGTAATTCATTGGATACATGCACTGTAGCCCATAAACCGTTTTCTACCTTACTTATCTCGGCATAATCTAATACTGATTCTGGGCCATCGAACTCGTAATTCCAAACCACTGGTATTTTTTCTGGATAGTTTATTTCTGTAGCCTTAGTTATTACGAAATTGTTAATGCTAACTCTGTCATACACGGCTACAGGTCCTTCTAAAACCATATCGTCCTCCTTCTGGTAATTATTGCACTCACTATCTCAGCTATCGTAAATAATGTGTGCGCAATAAATATAAAAAGAAAAGACCCGATTAAGATTGCTCCCAATCAGATCTTCTCCTCTAACTATTTGCGGTTTTCAATTCGTACCTTACAGATATCGCCAACCATAGTTCCTAACGTTACAATACCGGCTGCAATAACCCAACCTGGTACCTTAATTGTTTTGTCTCCTCTTTTGAATTCCATAATGTTACTCCTTTCTAACTTTAAATAGTTTCATAACAGCACTAGTTTTCTTCGCGAATATAACGGTTTGTACATACACTATAGCAATTATCTTCAGCTACAATGACGTGATCTAACATACGAATTCCGACTAATACCCCTGTTTCTTCCATTCTTTTTGTCGTAGTGATATCATTGCTACTAGGTTCACTATCTCCACTAGGGTGGTTGTGAAGTAATATAATGTTAACAGCATTAGCCAGTAGCGCCTTCTGATAAACCTCTCTAGGCGATACCACCGATACATCAACACTTCCATGAGAGATTTCAATTACAGCAGTCAGCCTACAACGTGTATCTAAACATAACATATAAATATATTCCTCGCTCTCTTCATGGAGTTTTAGGTAACCCTTAGCGAAGCTTACCACATCAGAAGCGTAACGAAATTTGTTTTTCATCTCTGGATAATTTGTACTTAATTCTTTAATTAGTACTGCCTTATTATCCTTTAATTTAGTTTTGTACTTATTGACTCTCACGTTCACACCACCCTTTCGTGTATCATTAACCTTTCAATTAAATGTCATTCTTTTCACTTGTTTTCACTGCTTTCTGCTGAGGTCTCGATGACTTAATCTCAGCTCTTTCTCTGGTATTAATCCACTCACATGTCAACTTACCATTAAGTCTTCCAGCGTATGTACATCTGTATTTCAGACCTGTACGCTCGTCTACATAAATATCACCTACAGCTCCTTCAATGTGTCCTCCTGGTACACCATGTCCTTTAATTTCTGCCATTATGTTAATCTCCTTTAATGTAATTATTTTTTTTTGATAGCCTCATCCCGTATAACTCTATTGCTACCTCTCATGTCAGTCCCCCACTAATATAACTAGACTGATTCCCCGTGCAGGACTAATGAATGTAGTCCCAGTCTTCTGCTAAAATATCGTTAATACTTGGTACCCACATAGCATGACTACCATTTACCATCTTGATCTGAAGATAAGGCTCACATTTGAATAAGTCACCTTCATTTAGCCCCCATGTTTTTGCTGTCTGCATATTGCATGGAATACCGTCCGGATATCCTTTCTGATATACAACGAACATGTTTTTACCATTCCATCCAAGTCTGAATATCTTTTCACCTGATTTTACTTTTTCTAATGCCTGTCCAAAATCCATCTTCTTACTCCTCCGGATATTCTTCTTCAGCGTATTCTGCTGCAAATCTATCAATATTCTGAACTACTTTCATTGACTGCAAATAAGCTGCTCTAAACGGATTTCCATTAATCTCATCGTCATATGGTCTAATGTCCAGACTTACTGTCGCAATATCAATATCGTCAATTAACGCTACAGTTTCTTCTGAGAGTCTTCTGTGCGAGTTACCAGACTCTACATACACCTGAGGACCGCGATCGTTAAATTTAACCTTGACCGGTAAATAAATAAACGGGGATTCTCCCTCTTCTCTCGGTGCTTTAATCTTAACGTTCCAGCCAGCACCAAGACGGTTAACATCGCTCATAAGAGCATCCGCCATTTCTTCACCTGTCACTTCTCTTACTCCAGTACCATCGTCGATTGTGCCACCCGTAATAAGTAATGCAAAATTACGGTCTCCTTCTTTATTGAACTTACGGTCTTCTCCCCTAAAGTTCTTGAATACGATTCTTGCGTCGTTGATCTGTAATACGTTTTTTGGTGCAAATACTAATTCCATAATTTTAAATCTCCTATTTCTTTTTTTGGTTTGATTTTTTTGGTTTACAAGCTTCGTAAATATAAATCAATGATGACCATAAGCATCACCCCTTTCGTTGCAATCAAAGTAAAAGAAAAGAGCCTAAGTCATTTTGACCTAAGCCCTTCCGAATCTGAAAATATCAATATTTACTTGTGTTTAAACCATCTAAAATCTGGGTTCACACAGCGAACACCCATCTGCACTCCTCCTATAGATGTGAGCAGTATCCCCAACAATAATTTTTTATTGTCATCAGATAACTTTCCACGATAAATCCCAACAGAGTCGTGTATCATGACCATTCCTGTCCCTCCGATTATAGCGTCTAAAATTTGCATTTTCGTCATATCTTTATCCTCCTTGATCTTTCTATAACAGCCCAAGAAAGATTCGCAAATTAGCTTTTATGCGCTACAAAGCAAGCAATACGATGGATTCTCTCCTGCTCTGATTTTGGTAAATCGTGAAATAAAGTGAATCCGGTAGCACCGTTATAATCGTCATGAAATTGATCATAATATTGACTATGCTTCCATAAGTCTGGATAATCGTTCTTATACTGTACAAGCTCTTTGGATTTCTTATCATAAAGCCTGTCACTGATAACATTGCTATCCAACTCATAGTAAATATAGGAATGTACTAATATAAACCTTTGAAGAAAGTCTATGTATTCCTGTGTTGTTAAATTATCTGGTTTCATGTACATACCTCTATCAATTAATAAAACGGTAATTCATCTATGTCTTCGTCAAATGGCACTTCTTCCGGTGACCCTTCTGGAATATTCATGAAAGCTGGATCTTTTCTCTGTGGAACATACGGGTCATCAGATACGAACCACTCGAAGTCAACGTACTTATTAATGGTATCAACAGCATCGTCTACTAACTTAGTAAAATATGATACGTCGATAGATTCTTCGTTAACACCTCTGATAGTTTCAGATTCAAGCCAACGATATCCTGTTGTTCCAGACGCAGCCGCTCGTTTACCCTCATCGACACGATACATTTCACCACCGCCGTGTCCTGGTTTAATTGGGCAGAAATGACCGACACGTCCTATAAACTGATAACTATGACCTTCTTCAATCTTTTTGTTCAATTCTGAAGCCATCGATTCGTACATTACATCAGATATTTTACCCTGTTTGTATTTTGACTTTAGCTTATCGAGATCATGCTCGTATCCTTTCACATCTGGTAACGATTCGTTCATATCCAAATATAACGCACCTTTTGACGCTGAGAATGTATCACACAAATCATCGAATACAATCGGCTCATGGCTGAATAATGTCTTAAATACATATGGCACTGCAAATTGGTCTCCTGTAGCCGTCCACTCTCCGTCTGTTGTTTTAGCAATATAAACGGCTTTATTAACTAAACAGAACTTCTCAAACTCCGCCTCAGTCTCAAATGAATATCCGTACTCTTTACCGAAGTCAAGAACAAACTGCTGGATTTCAGGTGTAGCATCCGGTATCTTTATTGAGTCTGTTTTAATATGCGCTACAGTAAATCCTCGTTTCTGTACCTCGCGCTTAAGCAATGTCATAAATAACGCACCACGTTTAGCTACGATATTATCGATATTACGATCATCTCTAAACGCACACTTATATGACGCTTTAGTCTGTCCATAGACTGAATTAACTACTGTCTTCAAAGCATTAGCAAGCATTTTTGTTGTAAGTTCACCATCAATAACCTTCTGAATATAAGGTTTGAGTTTACCGTCGAATAAACTATCAATAACGTTCCATGCCTCATGTTTAATAGATACACGTCCGTCAACAATATCTTTAAAGGCTTTCGTGTACTCAGGTCCAAGTAGAACCTCTGCAATAATACTTGATGGATGCTGTCCGGTTACATCACCATCCCATACGTCACCATAGAATCCGGGTTCTGAATATACGCGTCCGCCCTCACCGATTTCTTCTCCTAAATATGTAGACTTTCCATTCTTATACTCGTATCCAGGGAAGAACGGCAATATACTCCATCCATCTGGTAATACTTCGTATGGAACATAATCACGATACTGTGGCATACCATCTGAATCGAATACACGAAAACGATAATCATGACCGAACTTCTCAAGATACTCTTCGTACTGATCACTACCAACCGGAAGTGCAAGATTACGGTAATTGAATTGAGTCTGAGGATTACGATCGTTACCAAATATAATTCTCTGAGATAAACTATTGGTCGAATCATTAACTGTCATACCAGTAATATCAGCTAGGATTTCTCTAGCAATCCAATCACCTTTTAAATAACAGAACGCCGCTTCCGTTGCAATGACATCGTTTACACAATAATCAGCTACTAACCCCCATTTTTCTTTTGGTACAGGCTCATCCCACGGCAGTCCCAACTCCTGATGATGTGTTCCAGCTTTGATGACTGCAATTTCATCATCTGAGAATCTATTTTTTCGTAACTTGGACTCAGACTGTTGGCTCATTTCGATTTCCAATTTCTTAAGACTCTTCTTATTACCTGCTGATGCGAAATCATAAATATCGGTGAACGACAGATTATAAGCTTCACCAAATTTAGCTTTTCGACTGATCTGCTTATCTTTATTAACAAGTCTTTGTGATAAGTCATATAACTGAGGAACCGTATAGCCCATAAGACATGCATAAATCATATGATTATCGTATTGTCTATTGTTGAACCCAACAAGTTTGAACTTAATAAGTTCTTCAATATCTGATGGCGTAGGATTAATCAATCTTACGACCGGCTTACCTAATCCCTGAATCTTATAGCACACAAGAAATAGATTCGGAAATACCTCAATGTCGTAAAATACCAAATCTTCGTTGTTGCTATCATTAGATACTTCACTAGCATTCTCGGATTTAAAATGCATTGCTGCAACCAGTTTAAGGCATGTATCAGACTGATTACTGCTGTCTAAAGCCAAAGCGTAAATAGCATTTTTCATATCGGACACATCATATCCCATGCCGCTTTCATATGCTTCTTCCAGCGTTTTATAAATCATATCAATACTAGGTTTCGTATTGCACATGATTTCTTTATTAATATGTCTTTTAAGAATAGCTCTCAAATGTTGCTCATTCTTAATACAGTCAAAGTTTCTCACTTTTTTTACTCCTTTCAATGGCAACCCACTACTAATAGTTGCTACTGGAAGGTCATTACATTTTGATAGTCTCCTTCTTAATGAACTATTACCAGTGAACACCTTTACTTCAACATCATCTGTATAGATTCTGCTGAGTTTGGTTACATCATCCCCTGCATAAATATAATGAAGATGAATACCATTGCCACCCTTACTTATTTCGGCATATGTTGGAGGCCATTTTGACGCTTCTTGTAGATTCTTTTCAAAACACTTATTGCCATTCTCATCTTTGATATCGAAATCAATTACAATATGATTCTCCGGAACACGTACATAATGGACTTTAGATGTATCAAGATCTGATAGCTTAGTAGTTACATTCTCCCATTTCTGTAACGGTTTTTCAGAGTCTTCTGTAGTCGCATATTGAGCTGTACAATCTGAACACATAGAATCAAAAAGAGAAGCCTGCTCTTTGAAATCAATCAAATAAACCTGCTCCTCTTCTTTTTCCTTAGGTCGTCTACCCATATCAGCATCAAATATACTCGTTCGGAATCCACTATAATAATTAATCAACTTTGTACCATCTTCCTGATCGATATGATCTTCGTAATCCCAGAAATAGTTCTTTAATTCTTCTTTAAATATACGCTTAGAAAATGGCGTGAATACCTTAGCCTCCTCTACATACTGCTTATACATTTCCCATGCTGCTTTTAATGTAGTTCCATCCTGCTTCTTAAACACGCTATATGAGTCGCACACAAAGTTATAGAAATCGTTAGACGCTGACAACATATTCTTAGGAATATAATCGTCGTAATATTCAGTATCATCTTTGTAGACCTGTAAACAATGATATGCGATTGCTCCAAGTTCAAACGGTATCTGCTTAATAAGTCTACGATACTCCCTAACGCCAAGTTTTCGTCCAGATGGGGTTACATCAATCAAACGTCTTAACAAACCTGATTTACCGTCTGTGATTTTGACTGGTCTATTCGTACCGACAAATAAGAAACACTTGAAATGTGTCTCGTAAATACCTTTAAACTTTTCATTGATTGGCATCGTTTCGTGAGATACAAGTGAGTTCAGTCTAGTATTATCTTCGATACGTGATAAATCACCATCATGCTGAATTGCAACCAACGGTGATGATTTAAAAGGTTCCAAAGCAAATGCATTATTAGCCTGCCCTAAAGCCTTAGCGTCAAACGAACAGTAATACCCATCGAATAATTGTTGTATCAC